AGTTTTCGCTAGCGGCTTTACACATAGCTACTCTTTCGGCGCAGATAGTCAGGCCAAAAGAGGCGTTCTCGACGTTACAGCCGGTATAGATATCAGCTGTTTCTGCAAAAAGCGCCGCGGCGCCAACCCTAAACTTAGAGTACGGCGAATAGGCCGCAAGGGCAGCTTTGCGCGCTACGTCGACAAGAATATCAGCGGCAATATCGGGCATGTTGCATTACAAATTCTCTGGCGCCGGCGCCGTCGGCATAAATATAACTAAATTTCTGCCGCTACCCACGTCCCCGTCGCAACGTCAAGCGTCCAGCCCTCGCCGGGGCATGGCTTTGGCTCAAGCCACGTCCACCCATCCACAGGGAAGCTGTATTCCTCGCGACGCTCCGCAAGCAGCGTGAATCCCGGCCCATAAACGCCATTCGGCGCAAAGAGCAATTCTTTAGAATCGGGGTCACGTTTGTAAAAACCTGCGGTTTCATTCATACGGCTACCGTCCATCCCTTTGCCGTTGCAATTGATGTGGTGCAAGTTGCGGCACCGTAGTTGCCCGTGACGGTGATTGTCTTGCCAGAGCCAGACGAAGAGAGGTTGTTGAAGATCGCGTCAATCTGTGCGGCTGACAATTTGCAGGAAGCGAACGAAATCGTCTGATTGATGTTGGTACAGCCAACGGAACACAACGACGGCGATGAACTCGCGAAGCTGGTTAGTGTTGTGACAGTCGACAGGTTTAGTGCTGGCAATGCCGTCAGGTACAAACAGCTATTAAACATATTCTGCGCATTCACGCCCGCCGCCGACATGACAAACAAAGGAACCGATGTAACCCCCGAGCTTTGGAACATGCCAATTACGTTTGTTGCCGCAGTCAGATTAAACAGAGGCACTGACGCGAGTAATGTGCAGCTTGCAAACATATTTTGCATACTTGTTACGGACGCTGTATTAAACAGCCCAACAGAGACAAGAGACGAGCAGGTATTGAACATTTGGAATGTACTTGTCAGCGAAGGCGTATTAAATGCCGGCGAAGAAATAAGCCTTGTGCAACCGCTGAACATGGTCGACATGCTTGTCACAGAAGACGTATTAAACAAAGGACACGTTGCAAGCGATGTGCAAGAACTAAACATGCTGGCCATGTCGGTAACGGAAGCAGTGTTAAATAACGGAACCGATGCAAGAGATGAACAGCCACTAAACATAGTATTCATGCTAGTGACGGACGCTGTGTTAAGCAGTGGCACTGCAACAAGAGATCGGCAACTCCAAAACATCTGGGTCATGTCTCGCACAGAAGCCGTATTGAGCAGCGGGATAGATGTGAGCGCAAAACAATCCCTAAACATTCCCACCATAGTGGTTACGGATGATGTGTTCAAGAAAGGGACAGCCGACAAAGACCAGCATTGGTAGAACATAGAACTCATGTTCGTAACTGATGCCGTGTCAAACAAAGGAACGGACACGAGCGCGATGCAGCCCTGAAACATGTTGGCCGTGCTGGTCATGCTGTGTTGCAGGACAGTAATCTGCTTCAGATATGCTTGTGTTACGGTGCCAGAAAACCTCAATGATGTTATGCTGCTGCCATTCACCGCAACATCTAGCCAGCCCCCCGAATAACCAACAGACGTGCTGCTATGCCGCACGTTAAGGTTGACGCTTGTCAAAGTCTGACCGCTCTGCGGATAGACTTGGATGACAACCTGCCTGTAACCAAGCGTTGATTCGCCCGTGCTACTGATCGCAGTGTAGTCATAGGTTTTCTGCGCGGTTGCTCCGCTGGCGTGATTGGTGGTCGTCCCGTCACCCCAATCAACCGTGTAGGCACCAGCCGCCGTGAGCGCGACAAAATTTCCGTCAACATCAATACGGTGCAGCCCAGCAAGTCTCTGTTGCCCCGCCACGCTGGGCAGGGATGTCCAAGCAGATGGCCGCACCCACAACGTGTCAGTAGTGGCTGCTGAGAGAAAGCCGCGACTGTTGCTCAGTCGCGGGCGAGATGCCGATGTTACTGTCACGTTATCTCGACTCCGAATAGCGAGAACGCGAGATTTGCTGTCCCGGCGTAGACCGAAACAACGTCGGTCGCAGCAAGCGAAATGCCAAGCGTGAGGAAGAGCGAATCGTTTGCGTTCACCGTGGCGTCGTAGGCTAAGTAATGCTGATTTGCCACAGTCGCCCCCGCAGGTCGAACGGCCACGCGAAACGTAGTCGAAACGCCGAGGTTAGCCACTGAAAGAGTTGAGGCGACGGCACTGGTCGATGCCGGAACCGTGTACAGAGTGGTCAGTGTCGTCGCAGACGGGTTGCTCTGGCCGAGAACTTTGTGCGTCTGTGGCATTTCTCAGCCTCCCATCAGAAGGAATGGATGTAATGGAACGAAGTCGAGGCGAGCCTGCGAAAGCGTGCCGCTGGTCAGGTAGCTGGCATTGATCCCTTCATAGGGCAACGAAACCCACGCCGTGCTGCCGTCGCCAACCTTAAAGCGATTTGTATCTGTTTCGACAACAATCTCGCCAGCCGCGATGGTTGGATTGTTTGCCGTGAGAATAGCCGCTGTGCCGCGTTTGTGTTGTACTGTTTTCATGAGCCGCTCACGCTCACATTCTTAAACGCCGAGCTTGAGTAGCTCGGGATAAACGACAGTACGTCACCGCTTGCCAGCGACAATGAGCCGGATCGGGAAATGCCAGAACCGTCGTAGCCGTTGTAGTCAAGCTGCGAGACTTGCGTTCCGTTCTTGCGAACACTCAGATATTCGCCGTTCAGCCCAGCGTCGATGCCCGTGATTGTGTACGAAACAGTGCATGACGCTGACGCTGTCCAACGGTAATACCGCAGGCTGTCTGCGTTGCTATCTGGCACTTCTGTCGCACGCACATAAGGTGAAGCGGCCGTTCCTGCCCCCGTGAACGTACTCGTACCATTCGTTCGCGAGATTGTGATCTTAGATGCCGACGGGGCGATTGCAGTGCTGGTGACATACGCGCCAGTGCCAGCACTGTTCACCGCAGCCACGCGGAAATAATAGTTTGTGCCGCCTGTGAGCCCCGTGACAGTCGCAGTCGTTGCAGTAGATGTTCCATCTGCAAACGTCGTCCAGCTAGACTGGTCCGTGCTGTACTGCACGATGTAGTCGGTCAATGACGCGCCGCCAGTGTTTGTCGGTGCCGTCCACGACAGAGCCACGCTGCCCACGGCAGGAGTGCCAGAGATACCTGTCGGTGCCGCCGGGACGATGGCGGCGTAGGCACCGCAGTCGTAAACGAATGGGTCTGCAAGTTTGGCAGAGGTAATGCTGGCGTCTGCAATTGACGCGCTGCCGGCTGGACCAGTAGCGCCGGTGACACCCGCGACACCTGTAGCCCCTGTGGTCCCGACACCTGTGGCGCCAGTTGTTCCTGTTGCGCCGACAACACCTGTAGCGCCTTGCGCGCCCGTAGCGCCCGTAACACCTACACCCGTCGCGCCTTGAACACCTGTAGCTCCAGTAACGCCAGCAGGCCCTGTCGCGCCAGTTACACCAGCAGAACCAGCAGGACCAGTAGCGCCTGTAACGCCGGCAGGTCCTATAACGCCAGTAGCGCCTGCTGTGCCAACACCTGTAGCCCCGGTAACTCCTACACCCGTCGCGCCTTGAACACCTGTAGCTCCAGTAACGCCTGCTGTGCCAACACCTGTAGCGCCAGTAACGCCGGCAGGCCCTGTAGCGCCTGTAACGCCTGCTGTGCCAACACCTGTAGCTCCAGTAACGCCGGCCGCCCCGTTTATGCCGGTAATATCGCCGGCCAAGTCCCATGCGTAACCGGACCACGTAAACGTTCGGCCGTTTTGCACGGACGTTTGGCCAATACTGGGGCTTGCGGGGAATGAAATAGCCATAGTTAATTTTAAGCGTTAACGCGGGCGCCGGTAATAGTTTTAAGATTAGTCACGAATTTTGCAACGGCACCCAAGTCAAAATTTCTTCGTTCCAAAAGTGCGGACCTTCCGGCATAGGCGTCGGCGGTTGCCAATCGTGGTTCGCATCTAGCGTCCACGACGGAAATGGTCGTGGCGCAACAAATACATCGGCGTCGACGTCGTAGCGACAATCAACGCCGGCGAATTGTTTACGGATTCTGCCTGTGTAGCTTGTTTGAACCCATTCGCCGCCAAACAAAGCTTTGCAAAACGCCACGCCTTTGTTTTCATTTTCAACGCCATTGTCAAGCAACTCTGCGTTAGCAACAACAATGACTTGCGTAACAATGTTGTTTTCGTTTAATTTTGCAAAATGCGCCATGATTAAAAAGTGATACTCCCACTGCCCGTGAACGTGTAAACTGTGTCGCTTCCGACCGTCGTGACAGTTGGCGATCCGACCGTTGACACAGCTGCCGCTGGGCTGCGAATGATAACAATACCGGAGCCGCCATTGCCGCCGAAACGCCCGCTGGCGTCGCTTGAATTCCGACATGCGCCGCCGCCGCTGCCAGTGTTTTGCGTGCCGGCCGTAGCAGAAATTGTTGTGCCTGTTGTACCTGCTCCGCCGATACTACTACCGCCGGCGCCAGCGTTGGTGTTACCAGAGCCGCCACCACCACCAGCATAAAAGACAGAAGAGCCGGTAATGTCGCTGGACACGCCGATACCGCCGGCTCCTCCCGAATTAGTCGCGCCGTTTTGGCCTACAGCGCCAGCGCCGCCGCCGCCACCACCCGCGCCATTAACGCCGTTGCCGCCGGCATTACCTTCGCCGGTCACACCTGACGCGCCGGTTGTAGCCGCTCCTGAGTTGTAACCGCCAGCACCGCCGCCTGAGCCACCGCTAAGCGCGCTCAAGCCTGTGTAAGCGCCACCGCCCCCGCCGCCCGTGGGACTGATAGTGGAAAACACTGAAGAAAACCCACTGCTACCCACAAGTCCGATAGCGCCTGTCTGTGAACCGGCTGTGCCTCCCGCGCCGACCGTTACTGTATATGAAGTATTTGCGGATACACTGAGATTACCTGTTTTTAATCCACCAGCGCCGCCACCGCCGCCAACGCGAGAGCCACCAGCTGCCCCGCCTGAAACAACTAAATAGCGAACAACAATTGTGTTGGTTGGAGTGACTGCACTGCTTGCAGTGCTATACGCACCAGTGCCCGCGTCGTTTGTAGCCGAGACCCTAAACACATACGCCGTGCCGTTCGTTAGACCAGTGACAGTGGCACTTGTCGCTGTTGATGCAGCCCGCGTAAACGTCGTCCACGTTGATCCAGAGTTGCTGCTGTATTGCACTGTGTAATTGGTGATTGGAGTCTGAGACAGCACATTCGGCGCCGTCCACGACACGGCCGCTTGTGTGTTGCTGCCGACGGCCGTCACGCTTGTTGGCGCGGGCGGCACAAGTAGGTTGCGCAAAACACTATCTACATTGCCGCCTAGCGGGCCAAGCTCCATGTACACAGTGCCAGTCCAGCGATATGTTCTGGCTGTGTCTGTGGCTATATAAATAACATTGCTCGTACCAGTTGCCGGAAAACTAGCCGCCGTAGCGTACTCGTATATGGCTGCCGAACCACCAAGCGTCACGGTAACAATGTTGCCAGCGGCGTCCTTGGTAAACATTGCTGGGCTGGACGAATCCCACCTGATCGCTAGTTCGTGCGTTTCCAAATCCGTCGTGAGCGGAACGTTGCTCGCGGTATAGCTACGTTTTGGTTTAATTTTTGGCATGTGTTAACCCGTGAGCGCAAAAGATGTGTAATTACCGCTAGCCACCGCAGACCAGTTGCCAGTGCCGATCTGAACAGGGGCGTTGCGGTCTGCTGTGGTGCCGTCACCAACAGCCCCAACGGCATTGTTGCCCCACGCAAACAGTTTGCCGTCGGAGCGGACGGCTAGCACTACGCGGAACGATGCGGCCACCGCCGTCCAACTGTCCGTTCCAATCTGTATCGGTGCGCTGCGATTTGTGGTCGTGCCATCACCCAGTTGGCCGTATGTGTTTCTGCCCCACGCAAACAGTTTGCCATCAGCGCGGATCGCGTAGGTGTTTCCTTCGCCTTGATCCACGCTCAACCAACTGTCTGTACCAATTTGCACCGGCGTGTTTCGTGCCGTGGTTGTGCCGTCACCGACTTCACCACTTGAATTACTGCCCCAGACAAACAGCTTGCCGTCGGAGCGAATAGCGGCGGTGCCGTAATATCCGGCGGAAACCTCCGTCCAGTTGTCCGTTCCAATCTGTACCGGCGTACTGCGGTCTGTAGTCGTGCCGTCGCCAAGCTGACCTAACGCATTCCAGCCCCACGCAAACAACTTGCCGTCGGAGCGAATCGCTGCAATGTGTTGATAGTTTGAAGCTATCTTCGTCCAGTTGTCCGTTCCAATCTGTACCGGCGTACTGCGATTAGTAGTCGTGCCGTCGCCAAGCTGACCCTCTATATTTCTGCCCCAAGCAAACAACTTGCCGTCGGAGCGAATCGCGTAACTGCTCAGGCCTGCGGCGACAGCAGACCAGTCGCTAGTGCCAATCTGCACCGGCGTGCTTCGTTGCGTGGTCGTGCCGTCACCGAGAGAACCAGCCCACGAATCGCCCCATGAAAACAGTTTTTGCGAACTGCTGATGCCGAGTGAGTGTCCGCCTCCGCAAGTAATTTTAGACCAACTGCCGCTGCCGACTTGAACAGGAGACAACCGGTCCGTAGTAGTGCCGTCGCCAATTTGACCGGATGAGTTTAGTCCCCAGCCGAACAGAGAAAGTGCAGTTGCAACTGAGCCAACAAAAAACCCGCCGTCAATTGAGTCGTTTTCTCCTAGAACGCCTGTAGCCCCAGTAACGCCAGCAGGCCCTGTAGCCCCGGTAACTCCCGTAACGCCTGCTGTGCCAACGCCTGTAGCCCCAGTAACGCCCGCCACGCCAGTTGCGCCTGTTGCCCCACTTGTGCCGGTAACACCAGTAGCGCCCGATACGCCTACCGCACCTTGCGGGCCTGTTGCGCCAGTAATACCAACAGGTCCAGTTGCGCCTTGAACGCCGGTCGCCCCTACAACACCTGTAGCGCCTGCGCCGCCAGTTACCCCGGTAGCGCCAAAACTTTCTCGGTACGGTAGCGCGGTCCAGCTAAGAACACCGTCACCGATTTTGAACTTGCCAGTATCTGTTTCAAAGCACGGCTCGCCTACAGATAACAAAATATTCGCAGCGGTCAGGTTAGCCGCAGTACCGCGCTTAAACTGTATTTTGGTCGTGCTCGAAAGCACTTGCCCGACATCTGAAAACACGCCGCCATTGATCGTGTCGCCATCAGAGTAGCCCGGGCCTGTTGGACCAGCGGGGCCAGTTGCGCCAGTAACTCCTGTAGCGCCGTTGCCGCCAGATCCGGTGCTGTTTTGATACGGCAGGTCGTTCCAACTATGAACGCCATCGCCGATTTTGAACCGATCTGTGTCGGTTTCAAAACACGGCTCCCCAGCATATAACGCCGGGTTTACGCTCGCAAGCGCTAAAGCTGTGCCGCGTCTAAAACGAATAAGTGACGACATTGCAAACTCGAAAAATCAATTGCCGGTATTTACGTTACTTCTCCGCCGTCAGCAATCGAATAATCAAGCAGATTTACGACGGTATTTTCATCCGTTTTTACAAACACATTGCCGTCCGCGGTGTTAATTGCAATTTCGCCCACGACAAGTTGCGCTGCAGTTGGCGCAGCGCCCTGCGTGGCGTTTTTCTTCTGCAAAACGATATTGTACATAGTCGTTACCGTTCGTGCAGGCTTAAATTACGGCGCTACCACTTCGCCGCCGTCAGCAATACGCGGTTTCCGTATTGATATGATAATCTGATTTTCCGTTGCTGTGCCGGCTGTCGGGTCATCCAAGCTTTTCAGAAATACGTCGCCGTCTGCGCCGTTTACCGCAAATTCGCCAAATTGCAGCGCTGTGACCGTAGGTTCTGCGCCAGATGTTTCGTTGCGCCTGTGCACAATTTGTACAGCCATGATTTACTCGCGTGTTATGCGTTTTTGGTTATTGTCACAGTGGCGGCGTGGGAATTGTGTAAGTAGCGCCGGTGTATATGGCGGCAGAACAGATGCGGATGTTTGACATCATTCCACAACCAAATGAACCAACAAGCATGCTGCTGCCGCTAAAAGAATCAGTGACAGTAGCCGAAGCAACCCGCGAGCCATTGGCGTGCAGGTAAACGGTATTTCCGCTGCGCGACAATGCCACATGCGTCCAAGAGTTGTAACCCAGCGCGTCCGATGTTGACGCTGCCACAGTAGACCCATTGACAGAAAGCCGCAGTTTGCTGCTACCACTACCTTCCAGATTAAAAGAAAACACAGAATTTCCAAAAATCTGACAGTTGTTACTCTGAAAACCAAAAAAGTCTGGAACGCACAGCCATGTTTCAAATGTAAAATTTGATGTGCCAAGCGACAGGTCTGCGAATGTCAGAGTGCGCCCGCCAAAAAACACACACCGCCAATTACCGTTTTGACCGGCTCTGTATCCAACAACTGGATCGCCGTAATACGTGTTGACAATAGCGTTCCCGCCGAGCGACCGCGCTGCTGGCCCGCTGTCGGTTGGAGCATCACCGTTGTCTCCGCTATTAGGCCCGATAAGCAGCAGCGCTGGCGGCGCTGCGCTAGGAGTTACAGAAGCGCTAACAGTTGAATATGCTCCTTGACCGACGCCATTTACCGCAGCAACGCGAAAAGTGTATGCTGTGTCGTTGGTTAATCCTGTGACGGTCGCGCTCGTCGCCATAGACGTGCTGTCGCTGAATGTAGTCCACGCGCCGCCACTTGGTTGATACTGCACAACATAGTCTGTGACAGGAGTCTGCGACAAAACGCCTGTTGGTGCCGTCCACACTACAGCCGCCTGTTCGTTGCCAGACGTCGCACTGACGCTTGTTGGTGCAGGCGGCAGGAACAAATCCCAACGAGAGTCAGAGCCCGCGCCGCCACCACCGCCACCGCCTGTAGCCGCTAATACGCCGCCAGTGATAGTTAACCCCGAGCCAATTTTAATGCCGCCAAGCACGCTGCTAGTAGCAGTCGGCAACGTAAAATTAGCGCCAGTAGCCCCTTGTGGCCCTGTAGCGCCTGTAGCGCCGTCAGCGCCATTTACGCCAGTTGCGCCGGTAACGCCCGCCGCACCAGTGACGCCGGTAACACCCGTCGTGCCTTGCGCGCCCGTGGCTCCAGTAACACCAGCAACACCAGTAGCTCCGGTTACGCCGGTAACGCCCTGTACTCCGGTGACGCCAGTGACGCCAGTGACGCCAGCAACACCCGTAGCCCCAGTAACGCCAGTGGCGCCTGAACCGGCCGACAACGCCGCAATAGCCGCGAGCGTGACTTTATTTGTGGCCGTGCCGGCCGCATTACTTACCGGAACAACACTTGTGCCGACAGCTGCAGCACTGGGCAGTTCAGATATCTTAATGTCGGCCATCGCGTTTACTCCGCTGTAATGTAGTCGCCGGTGTGCGTGACAATACTGTCGCCGGTATGGATCTGCAATCTAGCACCCGGCGCGAGAATTTCACCGCCGTCGAGCACTGTGATTTGGTTCAAACAGACAATAGCGCCGCTTGTTGTTTTTGTAAACCACTTCTTGTCGGCCAGATTAACGGCGATTTCACCTACCGTCAACTGACCGGCCGCAGGTACAGCGCCCGATACCGTGCTTTTTTTATGAACAAGCGTAATTGCCATTGTTATTAAAACACGCCGCCGTCGATGACTACGTTATCAATGGTGCCGCCGGTAATCGAAACGTTATTCGAGTTTTGCGTGGCAATCGTGCCAAGCCCAAGCGTGGTACGGGAGTCAGACGCGCTTGTGTCGTCCACAAGGCTGCGGCCGAACGTCGTGAAGGTCGCGAGCGCAGCTGCGCCAGAGCCCGTAAAGTACGGCAATCTGTCAGCCGCCGACGTCAAACCAGCCAGTGCCGCTAACTCGGTGTCATAAGCCTGAACATCAGTGCCGATAACCAACCCAAGATTTGTGCGGGCGCCTGACGCTGTTGTAGCGCCAGTACCGCCGTAGGAAACACCTACAGCTGTACCCTGCCATGTACCACTGGAGATCGTGCCGACTGTGACAATGCTGTCGTCGCCGCTATACGTGCCGCCAGCCACATCCGCCAGCGTGCTATTGTAAGCCTGCACGTCTGTGCCGATGACCAGCCCTAAGTTCGTGCGCGCGCCGCTTGCAGTCGTGGCGCCAGTACCGCCGTAGGAAACACCTACAGCTGTGCCCTGCCATGTGCCGCTGGAGATCGTGCCAACGCTTGTCAGCGACGACGCTGTGACGCCAGAACCGAGCGTGTTGCTCGACAGAACTTGCGTGCCGCCGATGTAAACACTGTTGATTTCGATGTCGCCAGTCGAGCCGCTGAATACCTCAGAAGAATTTGTGGCATCTGGAACAAATGTGAACCGGCCGGCACTAGCGTCATAACCAAAGAAACCCACTTTGGCTGCGGTGCCGTTGTGCCAGCGGAATTCGACGCCGCGGTCTTTGTTATCATTACTCGTCGGAGCTGTGTCGCCGCCGAGGGTAATGATCGGATCATCAAGCGTTGTCACCGAGCTGTTAATCGCTGTAGTGGTGCCGTTGACAGTGATGTTGCCGCTGACAGTAAGATTGCCGCCCACCGTGACGTTGGCAGAGCTATCAACCTTAAAGTTGTTGCTAGCGGCATCAAAGCTCGTACCAACACTTGCGGTGCCGGTTGTCGTGATCGACCCTGCGGCAATTGCACCGGCGTTGCTATAAATCACAGCCTTGCTGTTAACGACTGTGTTGGCTACTGCGCCGTCGAGCAGATTGATTTCGTCATACGACGCTGTAACGCCGTCGAGGATGTTCAACTCAACCGCAGACGATGTAACCGCTACGCCGCCGATTTGAAACGTGCCGGCGGCATTAAGCGTGCCGTTAAACTTGTTCGTGAAGTCCGCATCGAACGTGTTGCTCGCCGCAAGCTTGGCGTACTGCGAAAGATTCGAGTTCGTCAGCGCGTTGTCGACATAGGTGGTCGTAGCAAACGCGCCCGAGCCAGCGATCTGAATAATGGTCGAGGCTGAACCGTCACCGGTATCGCCTTTTCCATAGTACAAAATATTGTCAATTTCATTGTAAGCTAATTCTGCGTTCTTTAAACCTGAAGGCGCGCCAGCAGTACCTGTAATACGCCGTTTAATGCGCACTGTATTCGCCATAGAAGCACCTCAAAAGTTTAAAAATTACCGCCGTCTAAAACGTACTCAAGCCATGTAGTGAGATCGTCGGACAGCACCCATTCTTGTTTCGTTTCAAGCACCAATACTACCATGCCTGCGCGACGCCGAGCAACTGGAATAGCGCTTAAATCGGTCGTGTTACTTACTGCCCGATAGCCCCCGCTGCCGTATTTATCAATATGCGTAGGAAACTGGTCTTCCTCTGCACCGGGAACAATGGGAGCGCCGACATTTGTGCCGCGAATAAACGCCATTATGCCACCTCTATAGCGATATTTGCGCCGTTTTGCTGATATTCGCTGCGGTAGATATGGTACGAAGTCAAGCCGCCAGACGCGTTTACAAAATCTCGTGTCGTCAGCAGCCATGCCGAACTGATAAGCCCATTAAACTTGAAACTGGTCGGAGTTCCAAACGTTGCCGGCCATGCAAAATAAATATACTGGTTTGATGGGTTAAACAACCGCGCTTGCGTAAAATTAGTTGCAACCTCAGATGACAGCGACAGGATATCTGCATCAGTTGGCGTGTCTGTTGCCAATACGCCCCAGTACCGCTTGCGACTGAAAGTTATGTTTGTCGTTGTTGACCCCACGATTGTGCCTGTAAATCCAAGGTATGTCAGCTCGTACGAAAGCGTGTACGTTTTTGGACTCGTAATGCTGAGCCCCGAAAGCGTATAGCTGCGCAAGTTTGTCGCAATTGACCCAATGTCAGTAAGCGACTGCGCCAATACAGTGCCGTTCGACAAACTCCAATTGAGAGTTACGGCAGTAATAGTTGCGCCAGCCTCAGCCTGCACGACGTTGTTCGATAGTGTCACACGCGGCGGCGAGGTTGTCGGCTGGTTTGCCGCGTTGTCCAGCAGCGCGCGTACAGCTTCATCAATGTTTGTGTAGTTAAGCGCCGAGTAATTAAACACAACTCCTGTAGCGCTGATAGAGCCCGAAACAGTTCCACCACCCCCGCCGCCGCTCCCAGTTGGGCCCGTCGCGCCTGTAACACCCGTGGCGCCCTTTGGGCCTGTTGCGCCAGTCGTGCCGACTCCCGTTGCGCCAGCTGGGCCGGCTGGGCCCGTGGCGCCAATACCGCCACTCCCGCCAGTTCCGCCAGAAGAAAAATAGGCCAGCGAATTCCACGCTGTAACGCCGTTGCCAATTTTGAATTTGCCCGTGTCATACTCAAACCCCGGCTCACCAATAGCAAGTAAGGGGTTTGCCGCTGTCAGGTTAGCCGCAGTACCGCGCTTAAACTGAATAACGGTTTTTGTCTGCGCGGCGAGTGTTCCGGCTGAAAACGTGCCGCCATTAATTGAGTCGCCGTCTGCGTATCCCGCACCTGTGGCGCCTACTGGTCCGGTAGCCCCGCGCGGGCCAGTGGTGCCTTGTGCCGCTGTAACGGATACGCCGCCGATTAAAATAACATTGGGGTTTGCAGTCGCCGCGACCGTTGGCGCCGGACCCGTGGCGCCGCTTGGGCCTGTGGCGCCAGTAACGCCCAGCGCGCCGGTAGCGCCCGTAACGCCGTCAGGGCCAGTAACGCCAGTCTCTCCAGCAGGGCCTGTTACGCCCGTTGCGCCGTCAATGCCAGCAATACCCGTTTCGCCGGTTAACCCTGTAACGCCAGTTGCGCCGCGCAAACCAGTTACGCCCTGTAAGCCCGTCACGCCTACCGCGCCAGTTGCACCAATTGCGCCAGTGGCGCCTCTTACGCCTGTGGCGCCTGTAATCCCAATGCCGGTGGCGCCGACAGGGCCGTCGCTGCCCGTTGGTCCTGTAATACCAGTTGCGCCTTGAATACCAACTGGACCCGTTGCGCCAATTACGCCAGTTGCGCCTGTAATACCAGTAGCGCCCTGTAAACCAGTGACGCCGCGAAGGCCCGTCGCCCCTGTCGGACCCGTGCCGCCAATTTCTCCGGTATCACCTTTAAAACCGGTCGGGCCCTGCGCGCCTGTGGCCCCACGACTGCCGACTGCGCCAGTAACGCCTTGTACGCCTGTAGCGCCAGTTAAACCCTGAATACCAGTAGCGCCGCGGGGGCCAGTAACGCCACTAGCGCCGGTAACACCTGTAGCGCCCGTATCGCCGTCAATACCGGCAACGCCAGTAGCGCCAACAGCGCCAGTAACACCTGTCGCGCCTGTGTCACCAGTTAATCCAGTAACGCCGGTTTCGCCTGTAAATCCTGTAGCGCCTTGAATACCCTGCAGGCCAGTAGCGCCCGTTACGCCAGTTGCGCCGTCGAGGCCAGCAACACCGGTCGCACCTGTAACGCCAGTTTCGCCTGTAGCGCCCGTTTCGCCTGTAATGCCAGTTTCACCGACAGCTCCTGTTACGCCTGTGGCGCCAATCGCGCCCGTAGCGCCTATAACACCAGTAGCGCCGCGAGAACCCGGCAAACCAATCAGACCAGTTGCGCCCTGTACGCCTGTTGAACCAACAGCGCCTGTTGCGCCATGTATACCTGTTGCACCGGCATTGCCTGTTGCGCCAGTTGAACCAACAGCGCCCGAAACGCCAGTAGCGCCAGTAACGCCAACAGGCCCAGTCGCGCCGTCAATACCATCAGCGCCGCTAACACCAGTTGCGCCTGTATTGCCGGTAACGCCTGTTTCACCCGTTAAGCCAGTTGCGCCAGTCGCTCCCGTATCACCATCAGACCCGCTGACGCCAGTTGGGCCCTGCGGACCAGTTGGCCCCTGAAGCCCCGTTGAGCCGCCAATGCCTCGCGGGCCTGTTGCGCCAGTCGTGCCCTCAATACCCTGCAGACCACTCGCGCCAGTAACGCCTGCGGCGCCAGTAGCGCCAGTTACGCCAATAGCGCCAACAACACCTGTTGCCCCGCGAAGACCAGTTGCGCCAGTCGCACCCGCCGGGCCAGTAGCGCCTGCTACGCCTGATTCGGCGGCCCGGCTGTTCATAAACCGAGCGATAATGTCCGAAGCAAAATAGGGCGGCAAAGCTCCGGCTAAAGCATCCGGCAGCGGGTGAAGAATAGGCCAGCCGTTTTTAACTTCAAATAACAACCCCTCGCCGTCTAGAATACCGCCGTCGCCGCTGGCCGTACCGTCAAGCAGGATGTTTTCACGGTTTTCATCCTCAACAACGCAGTGCACTTCGCCCGCATTTTGCGAAGTAATCGTGACTATCTTGAGGATCCGACCTTGCCCGGACGTCACAATGTAGTCGCCTACATTGACGTCAAAGCCGTCGTAATAATACGGCGTGAGAGTATTTGGCGACCCGTGCGACTGCGAGACAATGGCTAACGTTGTTTGCCACTGATACGGATAGCCAAGCCAGCCATCATCTTGCTGGGACCAGTTCGCATACGGCACGGTTTGTGCCATAGTGAACCGCAGTATTTTTGTCGGTTGGAAGGGCATGGCACGACTTTATGGATGCAATTAGAAAAAGCATATGATGCGCGCAAGGCCGCCTGAATCACACCCGACAACAGTGCTTGAGGCTCGAATGGTAAACGCAATAGTTTTTGTGCTGTTAGCCAGTGTGAGTTCGTTCGCAGCAGTCGGGTAACGCGCATGCCACAAACTCGTGTTCGCTGTATAGCCCCAGTACGCGACCGTGTTAACTTCCTTGCCAACCGTGTGTGTAATAGTGATATCATTTGCTGCGATTGAGTACGTCCAGCCACTTGGCAGGTTGTAAACACTTGTTGGCGCAGATCCGGTGTAACTTACGTTGAACTCATACACCGTGTCGGCAGCCGAGGCACCAGTCGGGCCCGGTACACCTGTGGCGCCAGCTGGGCCTGTTACGCCAGTAAAGCCCAGCGGACCAGTAGCGCCTGTGACGCCTACCGCCCCTGTGGCGCCGCGAGGACCCGTTGCGCCCGTTACGCCGGCGCCAGTTGCGCCCTGCGGGCCTGTCGGCCCTGTAAGGCCAGTTGGTCCAGTGGCGCCTTGTGCCGCAGTAACCGGGATGCCACCGATTAAAATAACATTGGGATTACCCGTGGCCGAAACTGTCGGCGCAACGCCAGTGGGGCCAGTAACGCCAGCAGGGCCAGAAGCGCCAGTCGGCCCAGCAACGCCAGTGGCGCCAATCTTTTCAGCGTCGATAAGGGCGACAAGAGAAGCCGCCGTGACGCGTTTGGACGTATAGGGCGTTGTAGCCGTGTCAACAAGCGGAAGCAGGTCTGCGCCAGTCGGGGTAGTTTTTGCGGGCAGCTCAGATATCTTTTTGTTGGCCATAGTCTGCGCAACCCCTAGTAATTATTGTTGTCGTCTTCGTCTTCGTAGTGCCGTTGTTTATGCCCGGGTTTTTTGCTCGTCTTTGGCCCGTCTAGCTCATCCGCGGCTTTGTTCAGCCATTTGGCTAGTTTTCGGGCGTCTGCCGGAGTTAACAGCGGCGCCTGCGCGCCGTAAACATCAATTACAACACCCGACTCTGAATGACCGCCAGCGTCCCAACTACCAGCCTGCACAGTAACAGTTGGTGCTTCTTTTGGGTCAGCGCCCGCAAGAACGTTCTTAAATTCTATTAGATCGGGTGTATTTGCGACAACGGTAGCCACGCGATGTTAATCCTTTTCTGTATCGTCAACAATTACCGGCGCTGCAAAACGGCCAGCAATGCCGCCAAGAAACCGCCCGGTGTAATATTCCTTGGCGTCTTCTTCAGATAAGCCATCAGCCAGTAATTTTTCGCACAGCTTTGTTTTGCTATACACAGCTACTGGATCTGCATTGCCTACATACCCAAGACCGATTAAAGCACTGTCCATATTGTCAAACAAAAAAGCGTCTGGATTCAAATCGCTTAATTGCGCTAAAACTTGCTGTGGTGACATTATGCAACTCCATTTTGGATATCTTCGAGAAACAAGATGGCTACGTCACTTGCACGCCGATAACCTTCGCGTACGCCGTTTTGGTAATCAGCGCTCCCGGGCGGTGTGTTTTTACCGGTGAAATCAGCAATCGTGGCTAAAGCTGCGATTGCTTTGTTCTTCAAATTTCTATAATCATGCGAGTTTAAAACAGCTGCGTTATCGGTCGCCACAGCAGCTGCGTTTATTTTAGCTGTAAGCGGCGGTTGTATGCCAAGTTCCCGCAGCGCATAAGTAACCTGCAATAGTGCGTCAAAGTCAGAAAAAGCCTGCGGTGTATTCGGCACATACTTCTGCGCTAGCATATGCAACGAAATACAAAGACTCGTCAGCTCGGCCACTTTACTGCGTTTCGTTGTTGTTAGGCTCGTTTCTTTAACCGCAGCAAGCCCCTTTGCGGCAAAAATGAAATCTTTACGCGCTGTGTGTTGCTGTTGCACCTGACTGGACAAAACCAATGACATCAGAGTAATTCCTTTAAAAATTGGGCTTTGTTATCAAAATACTGCTGCCACAAACCGTACACAGTTGCATGTGTTTCTTCAGGCGCCGCGGATGCCGAAATGCTGTGCACTTTGCAGGCAACATCCGGCACGCATTTTGCGTATTTCACGTACGCCGAACGCATACGGTTTTGGTCTAATAAGCACCGGCGCTCATAGCGATCCCGCGGTGCGCCAATACGCGCGCGACTTTCTTCCGGGCTGATATCTAAAAGAAAGCAGATGTCTGGGACAACACAAGATGTTTCCCGAAAAATCTGCAAAATCAAATCTGTAGAGATACGATTGATTTCGCCCTGATAAACCAGCGTTGACAGCAGCCACCGGTCGCAAATGATCGTCACGCCGTCTTTGAGCTGCGCGCGGATATACGCCGCTAACTCTGCCCGCGCAGCAGAAAAAAGCAACATTTGTGCCGCTGCGGCGATTGGCGCTTCGTTGTCGAGCAGAATTTCCCGTATGGCTTTGCCGACCCGAGTTGTGCCCGGATCTGCTACTAACTCAACAGTCAAATCTTGACCCTGCAGCCGCTCGTACAGCATCCGGGTTTGCGTACTTTTCCCGGCGCCGTCAATACCCTCAAAACAAATGAACAATGGAATCCTTTCCAAGTACAGCCTTAACGACCGGTAATGCTAAAACTCGCTGAATCTCCGAGTACAGGCTTTACAATTTTGCTGCCAGCATTCCCAGTGATATTGATCACATCTTGCGGCACTTGAATATCTAACTCAGTAGCTGGCGCAAACAGCACTAGCTCAGTGCCGTCAGCAAAACGCAGCGCCATACCAGCCTGCGCCATACCCAAGCCAACAACTCCATGCGACCTTAACCAAGCCGCCGCATACGAGCAAAACGCCGCTAGCTCTGGCGTCCTAAGTTCTGCCGACTCGCTGGTATAGTCGTCAAGGATCTTGGCTAGAACTTCGCTTTTTTGCATAACGCACCTTTCGTTTTTTAGATTCTACTGTAGCTGCTTTTTCTTCTGCCGCCACACGCTCACGAAGAGCCTTTGTATTTTGTGCTACACATTTGTCAAGTTTTGCTTTTTGCCGGCAGCCTTTTATGGTCTGGCTCACGTCCGACAAAAGATTTCGGGCTGCGTGCACGTACAACCGCAATACGTAGAAACGATTTGCTGCGTGAATAGCCAGCAAGTCGCCGTCCAGTTGCGTCAGAACCTTTTTTGTCTTGGGTACTGCCAAAATTCCCGAAGAATTCAACACATTTAGCGCCGCTTTTGCCGTGCAAATAATGTCAGCAACCACGACAATCTGCGCGCCTACCGGGCTCTGGCTCAGCCGCCCGCGAAATTCCATATCGCGCTTTGTCTCAACCAGCCGAAAATCACGACTGATGTCTGCTACCATCGCCGCAATCTGAACCGTTGTGACTTCAGCGATGTTTTCAAAAGCACACGCGCTTACGTTGAGTATGTCGTGCAACAGTGCCGTCTGCACAATAGCACTAATGCTGTCTTTGGTGTCATCCGGCATGAAATCCGCACGCACATCCTGATACAGCTTCTGCGCAATTGTTTCCGCCATGTAGGCTACGGCTACGCAATGATCGACGAGAATTTCGCCAAAATGAGCGTGTCGCGACCCGTAATGTTGTTTTGCAAAAACAAGCGTTTTCTGAATTGGTGTTTCAGCTTCTTTTTTCATGGCACCTCCGTGTGCCGTCAGACAAGCCGCAATATTGTTTGCCATCCAAGGTCAAATGATTTGCGTCTCGCCGCTAAGTTGTAGTTGATTTGTTTGTTAAGCGCGTCAATGTGCCAAGGTTCTGCAATAAGTGTCTGCAGTACGGTGACCAAACCCTCGTAATCTGGCGCCGCATGTGGCACACCATTGTCGTCAAAGTCTATTTGAGTTTTAACCAATACGCCGTTTGTATTTGGATAGATGTAGTCATTTTGCGGCGAAAGATTGAATGTCAGAACTGGCGTTCCGCAGTTAATCGACGTTAGGCCGCAAATACCGTAATTGTCGCACTCGGCTGGAAACAGTGTTAAATCGTGCTCGGTGTACACGGCCGGGCGCTTATTGAGCGGTATATTGCGCACAAGTTTAACGCGCCCATTCGTTTTCTGCCCCAGTTTCTGAAAAAATTTCGCAATGCCGGGCGCAAACCGACAAGATGAGATAGCTACGGTTAACCGCGCGTCGGGCATTTTAGGCAGCAAATAGCCTAGAAGATTAAGAAACTGGCTATTTGCACAACGCGCATTTCGGTCAAACCACGGTAAAAATATCTTTACTTGCCGCTCGTTTACTGCTTTGGTTTTTTTAATAACCGGCATACCCGCGTCAAACGGAATCAGCGTTACATTTTTAAACTTATAGACTGTCGCAAATAGCTCGCGGCATTCTGTAGTGAGCGCAATGACGTGGTCTGTGTTCTTCATTACCTTGCGAAATGGCCGCGCAAGATCCTGCCACATAGGCACAACAATAGTTGTAATACCGAGCCGCTTTGCGTAATTCAGCTGCTCAATTTTTGGCGTGTGAGTCCAAATAATCGTCGAGCAATCACGGGCCCAGTGCGTGTATTTACAAACACGCTTGTGCCTTACGCGATTATCTTGCGGCGCTGATAATTTTGCTGGGACGCTGTCGGAGTAAATACTGTAGTCCGCGCCGTTTTTGCGTAAAAGATCAACGAGGCGTAATGTGAAATAAGCCTCGTCGCAGTGAGCGTAGTGGGTGTAAATACCAATGCGCATATTATGGTCCGGCGGGCGCGCCACCTTGACCACCGCCAAATTGCTGCTGCATCATCATCTGCCCGCCCTCTGACCGCGCCTGCGCCCTAATGTCATCGATCATGCTTGTAACCAGTGCGTGCATCGTCGGATCAGCATTCTTGAGCTTTGTGAGTTCAGCATCTTTCTGCTGCTCAGGCATAGATAACAGTTGGTTTGCAATAAGCTGCGCCTGACTCTGCAGATCCTCTGGCGTACGCGGCACGTTCGGCGCATTTTGCCGCTGCGACAGGAATTGATCCACGGGACTAGGCGGCGGACCCGCGGGGGCACCCGCTGGCGGTGCGCCGCCACCGCCCTGACTTGGATCGCCGCCGCCTTGAGGTGGTGGCGCCCCCGTTGCGCTCGCGCCAGTGTTGCCGGCGCCCATCATCATGTCGGGCGACTGGCTCATGGCCTTCATCTGTTGCGACTGTTCCATCTCTTCTTGCATGCGCGACTGCTCTTCTGCATAGATGCGCTGCTCTTCCAGCATCCGCTTGATCTCTTCCTCGTAATCCAAACCAACGCTCTTGAGACCAGTACTCTGAGAAATCTGCTGGCCCTGCATGAGTTGCAGTTTAGCCATCTGCCGATTGAGATCGTCGGCGTGAGTGACCCGAACGAGCTTGGCATTGACAGCCGACCACGACATGACCCGCGCGATATTGTTAACTAAATCCGTCAGGAAGATATTCAGGTTGTGCGGCAAGTGGCTCCAGTTAGCTTCAAACAGGCGCAGGGCTGCCGGAGCTGCTTGGAACGTCAGAGTGCCATTGAACAGCTCTACGGGCATGCCAATACACTTCAGAAGCGTTTCTTGCCCTTGGTCTAGTAGCTCGCGTGGCGCAAGTTGGCTGGCGTCTCCGCCGAGTGCTTGGTAGTTCACCGGAAACGGTAAGACGTTCCAACGCGCCGGGTCTGCTCTGCGCGCGCGAATCATAGAAGATACGCGCGCTGAAAAGCTGGAAAGATTAATAGAATGTACCGGGTCACCAGACGACGGATCGCCGCCACGTGGCGCCGGCGTAATGACTCGAAACGGAATGACGTAATCCAGCGCTATGGCTTCGTTGTAACGCTGCAGGATCTGGACGTACCACGCTTGCCGGAAATTTGTCAGCACACGCGAAATACCCCAGCCGCGGTTACGCATGCCAGCCAGCGCATCTTCCTTCAGGTGGAAAATCACACCCTTGTCAAACATCAGGTTTTTGCCGTCTTTGACAGCCTGAATGATTTCCCAGCTAGCACGTGAAATATGGTGTAGATGGCCCTGCCGAATCAGGTTGCGATAATCTTCTGGAATCTTCCATACATAAGTACACTCGCCGGTGTATGGATCCCAGAGCAGCTCAATTTCGTGCGGGCTCCAGCGCTTCACGTTCATTTGCGCGTTGTCGCCGCCACGCCTGTCGATGTGTTTCCACTTGCCGACAAACTTGCAGTTCGGGCAAGTTGCGTGAAATTGAAAGTTTTGCCATGAAAACGCGCATTGCTCAGAGTTGTATACGCGCTCAAGCGGCATTTCAAGGCCGCAGTGCGGGCACGACAGATAGCGCCTAAACGGCACAATCAGGCTGGTAAACGAATTGCCGTATGTCAGATAATCGAGCGCAACGCTGTGCAGAACATTTTTAATGCTTAACGTGTCTTCCAGAAACACGCGAAACTTTTCTTTTTCTTCGCGGCCAACTGTATTTTCACCCGCGTCTTTAATCTCAACGTCTGTAATAAAATACGACACAACCCGGTCAATAGCCTGTCGATACGGCCCATTGGCGTTCAAAATATATTCGCACCAGCGGAGCGCTGTCTGAATGCTCTCGGGCATCGACAGGCTAGCGACGTCGCAGAACGGGTCTGGAAACCGCTCGTCGGCCTGTACTCCGCGACCAAGCGAGTTATAGCCCATGCCCGATGATGGTTGTAGCGACACAGTTGCGCCTCTTGCGCCTAGTTAGTGGCTGCACGCGCGGCTTCAGCTGCGCGCTTGCGAAAGTCATTATCCAGCTCAGCTACTGCTGGTGTTTGGGCTGACGCGTGCTGTGACTCTTTCGTGCGCTCAGGCAAATCTTCAGCCGGAGTTATACCCGGCTCAATAACGCCACGTTTTTCCATGTCATTCCTCGGCATACTGAGCCCGAACCGCGCGCTCAACCATTAAAATGCAGTATTCGCGGTTATCATAAACATACTGAAATCCGGTCGTATGGACAAGGTATAAACGAGTATCATCGCCTATTTTAACAGCCCACGGGCGCTGATACGGGTCATTTGACGGCGGAAACCAACGGGCGGCGTTCTGATCAAAACGTAAATCGTAAACAAGTACGATAAAGCCGCTCTCTTCCGCAATATCTGGTTCTGTGCGCCCAACAGAAACAATTACGTCGTGAAAAAAGGCCGGAACTGTACCAATACCTTCTTTTTCAAAGTACGCTAATTTTTGCGGCGGCCCGACAGCTACGTTTTTTGTAATTGCAGTCTGCTGGGCTGTTGTAATAGGCATCGGTTGTTTCTTCATGCCAAAGGCGGCCATCGGGCTGTAGCTGCGATCAATTTTTTCTACGGGAATTGCGGCTGGCGGCCGATTTTCACTGTATGCCGGCTCATACCTCGTTTCTTCTGCCAGCGCTGCCAACATTTCCGCCTCTTCTTGAGCCGGGGGCACTGGTGGCGGCTTTACGGCAACAGTTGCTTTCTTTACAGGCACACGCTGTACGCTAGACTTCGCTATTTTTGCCAGTTCTTCAAATGCCACGGCGGCGCGCTCCCTAATTGAATTGATATCATTACCGACAACCTGATTTTTGGCTATAGCCATCGCCTGCTCGACACTGCCAGCCGTAATCTGATCCAGCGTCATGGATTGACTGTTCGGCCCGTCTGGCTCAATATTAATTTGAATGCTGCCGCGAGCGTGCGGATCAAAGTTAATAGGTACACCGCCGGGGGTCGACGGCGCTACGATCACACCGCGGATACCTTTGGCGCCGCCACGCATTAAGTCAGCCATCGACCGGCCGTTATTCATCCGTTCTGTTGCCGGGTCGCCGTACTGCATAAAAGCTCCGATAGCTAAAAAAAAGGGGGGAGCAGCCTATGCTGCTTCCCCCCTGAACGATTCTGGACTTAACTCAGGGCACACGTTGTATAACCGATCCCGCGGGATTTGGAAATACAATCTGCCCAAAGGAAGCCCCGTGCCACACGCCAGCGGCACTTGTTCTGGTACGGGCAGCACTTCTGCTAACACAGTACCCGAGATAAGTTGCGCTACCACCAAACCCAAAGTTTCGTCCTGTGAAAAGAACGGAAGCGTATACGGCTTGTCATCTATTTCTAGAAGCCAGTCCAATACGTTTTTCTCGGGTTTGATGAAGTAACGCATTAGGCGCCAGCCTCTGCCATAGCTTCTTTCGCCGCCAGATGCGCCGGCTTCCAGTTCACAGGCGCCAGAAAATCACCGCCGTACCAAGCCGGCATCGACTCTTGCCACGCATCCACGGTATTAACCTGAATCTTACTCAGCCGATTCAGGATCACCGGCTGACCCGGGCTAAGAGCCGCAGCCAGCAGTTCTTGGTCGGTAGCTTCGCGCTGGGCCCGACCACTTGCCACACGCCGCAGCTGAACTGCCGCGGCTTGTGGGTGAGACACAATAGCTGTTTTGATATCAACAGCCACAGTGACCGAAGAGTCCGTATCGAGAAACGCGTCACACACGCTTTCCTCGGACAGCGCATAGTCCGGCAACGCGGCCCGGAACTCAACCGACATCTCGTCGAGAACCCACTGGGCTACGTTCTCGACATCGTCAATACCGCGCCGCGCCAGAATCTTCGCGGCGGGATTTGGCAGCTCGATTTCGACGTCATCAGCAGCGCCGATGTCCAGTGGCCGATCTACAGCACCGAGAACCGGGCTGTAGTCTTCGACTACCAGATTGTTGCTGATGCCGTCCGCCAGCAGCTCGTCTGGAAGAGCTGCCGCAGCAACACGGATCATCTTGCCGTCTACCGTTACCAGATCCTGATAGAACATATTGCGATACTGCTCTATCAGTTCTGCCGGCGCTGCGGCCATAGCCAGCGCCGTCAGCTTGTCGTGGTCAACCACCTCGTGGCCGGGCTGAAACGACATGTACAGCTTTGGCCATTTTGGCTCAGCCAGCTGCAGGCTTTCGCCGCGGAGTGTGGCGTAGCCAATGTCCGCAATCTTCCTCAAGATATCGCACCCAAGCTTGCAGTTCATGCGATGCTTGGGTCGCGCCAGATTCAGCTGGTTTCCGCGCCCACCCGAAATAATCGGCGCACGAAAATCAACCTTTCCACGGGTCTGAAAAATCAGATGCCCGTTGCTGGGGTGCGCCGTTGCCCACGACAGTGTCAGCCCGCCGTGCTGCGTCACCTCAAGGTTCAACGCCAGCGGGCGCGTGGCATCCCAAGGCCTGCGCAGGCGATTATTGAACGTCGCCATCGCCCCGGGGAGCCACTCATTGCCAAACAACCCAACACATATGTCGGCCACGCGGCTGAAATTACGCACTGTGTCAGCGTGAAAACCAGCCAGATCGAACTGTCGGTTTAACATCTTTTTCTTTTCCTTCATAGGATGATCTGACAACGTCGCGCCTGCGCGTGTCAGAATTGGTGAAAAACTCGTTTGTAGAAAACAACCGCCAATCCCGCACCGTTACGGCAAATGGCTTTTCGTCATACGGGTAGACAAGAATATTTCCGTCTCCCAATGCTCGCTGCTTCTTTACAGCTTTACCCTTGTACTTGACGATTCTCATTCATCGTTCCTCCTTACAGCACTACGGCTGCAGTCATAAGTTGCCAGCTGCAAGCGAAACAGCTGCGCAATAAATATGCCCGCCTATACCGTTTTATTTAGCTGTCCGGGTCGGGTAATACGCTGTCAAACACGTTTAACACGTCATCGCTATCGTCTTGGAAAAACTCGTCTGATTGTGAATTGCCTTTTGGCTGCTGCGGCCCCTTAATTTCTGGCGGTCCTTCAAGGTGCACCGGGTCTAACCCTAGGTACCCTGTCTCGTCCGGCTCCAGATTTTCTGTCGGCGGATTAAACAATGGCTGCGGGCCCCACGGTGTCAGCAAGTGCCGGAATGGCGGTTTTGATATCTGTAACCGAGTGCCGGCAAAACTAAACACCGATACGTCGCGGTCAATAAGCGATTTCACGCGCTCGACCAGCTCCGCTATCTCATCAAACTCTTCCACGGCGTATGTGCCGTCGGCGTGCAGAATAGCGGCGTAAAATTTAATTACATCCAACTGCGGTTGTTCGCTGTCCGCTGGCATATTCAGTCTCGCATAGTGATGGGATCTTCGCCTGTAAACCCGCTGCGAATACCGGCGACTAATATGTCTTTGGGGAGCACGCGCTGTGATGCCATTTTTATTTTGCGCACTGTCGGCGTTCTGGTGTCATCTGCCACAAATACCGTATACGCGTTTGTCATTACGCCAAACACGGTGACAGACAATACAGAAATTAAACCCGGCGATGTTGGGTCGGCTATCGTCACTTCTTGCGAAAATGTCTGCGCGAATATGCCTGTCTTTGGGTTAGAAAATGCAATGCCGCCCAAAAACGAAAAACACTCTTCAGCGCGGGATTTGTCAATACAGTACAGCCGTTTGTCCCAGTTCACAGCCCGCGTAGTTCCGGGCAGCGGTTTAATGCCCATACCGCGAAAAAAGAACTCATGATCTTTGACGAGTTCGACGCAAAATGGCCGCATGTCTGCCGTCTCTGCTGGGAACCGCGCATCAAATTCAATAACCGGATCTTTGTCAAACTCACTGTGCGTAAATAGTAACGCTGGCGTAAACAACGCTACAGGTTTTTCACGCCGCCGAAGTGCGTCAAATATTGAAAGCGTTGGCACTGCGTCAGCGCCATTAATCGCGTCAAGCTCGCGAAAGGAATCTGGCCGCTGCATGGCATTACGTTGCTTTCGGTAACCCCGGCTCGACAGTGTGGATGAGCAGCAGTAAAACAAATGCCGCGTCTACAACGTTATCCACACCGGTTGATTTATACTTGTCGGCGTTAAATGCTGTACCAAGTTTATTTGCCGCGGCAATCATGTCTTCTTTGCTTGCCTTACCGTTTCCGGTGGCATACTTTTTAATCGTACTAATAGCAAAACCTTGCGCCAGCAAATTCGCTTCTTCGGCCCACGTGGCTACGGTCACTTTCATACCGCCTAAGACTTCAGACGCAGTGGCGACACGAGACAGCACAGCCGGAATGCCGAATTTCTTGTTGACAAAGAATTCGCGTGGCGGCGTGTACTTGACGTCTTCGTAACCAATGACATCAGGCTGCACGGTGTTTAAGAATGAGCGTAAGCGTACAAATCGCGCAGCGCCAGATTCAAGACCTTGTGTAGACAAATCCCACTGAAACAGCTGCAATTTTTCTTGCAGCAGTTTCTTGCCTTTCACAAAGTCATAAACCGCTACACCGCAGTTACTACCAAGGTCTAAGCCGATAAATCGAAGAGCGTCCGCTGGCTTCTTATCCAGTTTTGGCCCGAACTGCCTCGGGTCCTTGTACATCCTGTACTTCGGCATTATGTGCTTTCTAGCGGCTAGGCATAAATACGTCTTTGATTCGCTGCCACAGCGGTTTTACTTGCGCAACTGTAACTGCCGCTGCCGGCAGTTGCGCTGTTGCAAGTTTTTCGCGCGTGGCTGCAAGTTCTTTATATAGCAGGTTTAGGCGCGTCTGCAATACGTCATTGCGCATATGCATAAGATCCGCTGCAAAATCTGCGTCGTATTTCGGAGCCCCGTGACGCGCTGCAAACTCGCGCACTGTCGAGACAAACCGCGCCATGTTTGTCTGGGCGGGAGATTCTTCGCCGACAACGGAGACTTCACGCACAGCCAAGAACCACGCAGCGCAACATACCTCGCCAATGGCCGCAAACAATACCTGTCGCAGCGGGTAGCTGAATTCCACAAAGTTACGACGCGCCAAAGCTTGCTCGAAACTAGACACAGGATCTGCCGCGTTTACAAAATCACGCTGAGCTGCCGCAAGCGCTGCGGCAATATTAGTCACGTCATCGTCTGTGATGTTGTTCTTGGCGTACCAGTCAAGCGCTTCTGCTGACAAAGAACCAATGTCCATATTCTCAATTGCCCGCGTCATCAGCGTTGGCGTGATGTAAGCGTAGTCGCGCTCAGGGTTGTAGAGCGGCCCGCTATCGCCTTTCTGGCGATATCCAATACTACTCATATAATCCTTTCAATTGTCTGCGTTACCGGCGCACTCTACATGACTGTGCAAATACCGACAACGAACACACACGTCACCCTTATCTGTCGGATCAAAGAAACCCTCGGTACTGCACGTTGAACACAAACGCGCTTCATACGTCCTAGCGTGTGTTGCAAATTCACACTGGTCATACCCAAACCAACAAAAAGAACAACCGTGCTCAAATTGATCCGGGCACGGTTTAGCGCGACAACGAACTTCAATTAGCTTGCGATTTGCCTTCAGCATACTGCTGCTAGCGCTTACTGTCGCAAAAAACGGCATTTCTCGGCTGCGCGACGCGTCAATATGCGCGAAAAACAACAGGTTTACAAAATGCAAAGCCGTCGAATACGGGTATGCGCCCCACGGCGCTGAAAATCCCAGTGTCGTCGAAATTGCAAAACAACTGCCGCGTGAAAAGAACTGCGTGATGACCATTGGACAAGGAGAACCGGCAAGCACGCGACAAGTGAATAAAAACCCGGGAGCATTTTTACGTTTAAAAGGCCGCACGCTCTCTACAACGACGGGCACAACCTCATCGCCAAGTTGCTGCGACCATTTTAAAACAGGCTGCCCGTCAATGAGCTTTTCTACGTTCCCGGCCAATCGCCACGCTAAATCCGCGGCAACTTGTTGCGTTAGCTTTGTCCCGGCAAGTACCCTAATCGAATCATACAGCGCCGTCTCGACAACAGTAGCCGGCATTTCAGCCATGATGTCTTTACAGATATCATAAACCGTGGCGCCAATAATGTTGGCGTTGATATACGGTCGGAGCGCGCGAGTGCAAATTTTGTCTCTGCGCTCGCGCACACGAACATAACTAAACGGGGTTTGAGTCATTGGTTTGCGCCGTCTCTGTTTGATCCGCCAGTGACACACCGGTACTCGTTAGTGGTACCGCGCCGGCCGGCGTGAATTTTCGATCTGGGTTATTTTTCTCCCACGCGGCCCGAGCTTTGCCGCTTGTTTCTTCAGTCAACGAAGCAATGTTTTTCACTCCGGCTGCTTCCTGTTCAAGCTGCACGATAAGCGACCCCAGTTCGCCGGACAAAAGACTAGCAATGTCACCAACGCAAACCACGTTTTTGACCGTGGCCGTTGTTAGCTCGCCTACGTTGCCATCTTTTGCGATACGAAACGTAAACGTAATTTCAGCAAGTTGTACTGTTTCCGGCAGCGGATCCGAAAGCGGTTTGCCATTTAACTCATTAGCGATGAGTTTCAACGCGTCAAATCGCTTGTAGATTTCTTCAATCTTGAGCGCTGAATTCTTGATAAGTTCGCCCGCATTAACGCGCTCGGTTGCTTGTTCGGTCGCGGTCTGAAGCGCTTTCGACAACGCTGACGCGTCAAGGCGCAAAGGTACATTTACCATTTGTTGTGCGGCTGGTTGTTGCGCAGCCGGCTTTTCTGTCTTAATAGCGTCCACAACTGTCTGCTTTGCTGGTCGAACCATGATTACTCCTTTAATTTGTTACTACTGCGAAACCAACCCAATAGTTTAAACCGATATTGATATCTGTATCCTCGTCGTAACGCAACTCTACCGGCGTGCCCGTTACGACATAAAAATCACTCACTTTTCCCGGTAACTGCCCTGCGCAAGATAGCCCAAGTTGAAGCATAAAAGCAAGCGCAAGATCGGCTGCCGGGTCTAACGTGTATGGAAACAGCGGAATCCGCAAATATTCGTCATGGTCCGTGCTAGACCACTCAGGCACGCCGCCGGGGACAAGCGGCGACGACAGCACAAGCCAGTTGCCGCGGTCTAATTTGGATTTAGGTTTTACCATCGCCGGCGCAAACGGCTGTTCTTTTGGCCAATGCCGCCGAGTGAGTTCTAGATCAATCTGATCAACAAGCAGCTTCATAACTGATACTCAAACCCGATAGGTGATTCTTGCGGACCACGTTTAGACCCAGCAAACTCCAGCCCGGTCTCGTTGGCATTAATCCACACGCCGTCGCGGAAATGACACACAGCCAAGTTGTTCTGGCGGCACAATTCTCCCAGCATTACATCTACGCCACGTTGTTTTAAGCCGACTGTCGGCCAGTCAAATTTCTGCAGCACAGCTGACTGAATAGCCCACCAACTGCCAGAAGCGTGTTTTACGTACGGCTCCGGTTCTTTTCCGTTGTACCACGGCTGCGCTTTTATCCAGCCAGCTTGATTTCCTGTCAAGCGTGTGCGGTAAATAGAGCCGAGCATAGCGTGCGATTCTAGTTGTTTTTTGACGCGTGGCAACCATTTTGCGGGATCCGTATCCGGCGCAAAACAAGAGTCGTCATCAAACCAAATCGTAATCGGTGATGTCACAGGATCACTGTAAAACAACCGCCGCATCATCGGGTACTTGTGCGTGTTTGTAGACGAATCTACAAACAAAGCTCCGGGAAAAAACGCTGCCATCTGCGCGCGTACAAATGCTCTGGTTGCGTCGCTTACCGCGTTGCAACCAAACCGAAACTCGACGTTTTCCTGCCCTAACCGGCGCATAGGTTCGTTTAAAACCCGCTGCGCCAATCTAAAACAGTGCTCGTCAGCCCCGTAAAATAACACGCATACGCAAGCGTCAGCGGATCCTTCCGCCATCTTCGGCTCCATCCGGCAAACGAATTAGTTACATGCCAACATTTGTCAGCGCAGACCTAGGAACAGCCACAGGCAACACAACAGGCGCAACCCGAGATCGGCCAAGCAGGGTCATTGCGCGCACAACATCACGCATAGTTGGCGGTTCTTTGTTTTTTACCTGCTGCACTAACTTTTCTGTCAGCTCTAAAAATTGGGCGCGGTCCTTTGTAGAACTGAAGTTGAACCGCACAGAAAACTGCGTAACAGTTTTGCCGGCGTGCTCGTCAGCTACTTCATTTCTTTCCCACGCCTTGCCTTTAGCAACACGCGTATAGACTAAAGACAGTCTACCGCGCATGTCATAAATAACAAGTACCGTGGCTTTGTCTAAATCATCCAAAATCGAAAAAACATGTGGATACTGAGTACACGGCACAAACGGTAATTGTGCCGCGTTACTTTCGTCTAAATTAACGCGACCTAGCTGAACAGGAAAAGCTCGGTTGCCTAGCTTTTCGTCGGAAGCTGTAAATTCAGCTTCTAAGCTGCTTGTGCCGGGCTCGATAACAACGGGGACATTTCGTACTGAAAACATGGAAACCGCCTATCGTGTAATGTCGGAATGAGCTTTACGAGCCTTCTGCCGCGGTGCTTCGTCTTCACCGGCAGCGTCATCGTCTTCCTCACGACTTTCCAGCTCACTACGAACTTTCGCGCACATTGCTTCGTGATCCGACACGATGTCCGAAAGTTTTTGGAAATTCTCTATAACTTCATTGAGATACCCACGCACTGTCTCGTCCAGCTTTGTGGGCGACGAATTGACAATGTCGTCGTAGATATTGTCTTTGTTTTCTGTCAGCCACAAACTTTCTGAGCGGGTAATAAATCGCCGCTGATGTTGTAACAAATCGTAGATCTGCTGCTTCAGGCCCTTGGGCGACTGATGCGTCCGGCCACTGTTCTTCTGTTTGCCGCGAATCTCTTGCAGCTCCGTAGCCAATGCCCGCGCCGTGTACGCTTCTTCTGCGCACTTTTCCTCAAGCACAGCCCGCTGACCATCATCGGGCACCTGCGCAAGCAGCTGCACGTGGGACGTCGTCAGGCGCCAGCGTGGCCGATCAGGACACCGCATGCCAAGCAAGCGCGTAATCTCGCCCTCGCTTGGGTACTTCTCAAAAAAGTTCACGGCGCCGCGCAGCTGATCAATGGTGTACACGGGTGCAAAGATCGACATGAGCAGTGACGCCCCATCAATGTGAGCTGTCTGCTGTTCTGCCGTCAGATACCGTGCGGGGTCGTCACGGACTTCTGTAATCAACCGACCAACGCGCCAAAACGCCGTCATGTTTGCAATCTGAATGTCACCAAACAGATTGTCAATCTCTGACACTACGTCTTGTAACGCCGGCGTCAAATTGGTCTGGGCAGTTAGCAACGGAGAATTGCGTGACTCCACAATTTCCGCCTGTATTGCTAACTCCGATTTAGACTTGCGCCCCATAATTCCTCCTTAATGAATAAACAACAAAACCTACTTGCGTTTTTGCTTTTTGGTATCCGGTATCAACATGTGCATAGCCGCTGCCTGAAGCACATCACGCTGAACGTGGTATTGATTCTTGGCGTACCGCAAAACCGAACAAAACAAGTCATACGCGGTTCTTTCCCGCAACGCTTCTTTTGTATAAACCTCTAAAGCTCCGCGCGGTTCTATATCTGCTCCCGCTAGCGCGGCGTTCTTGACAATATTGCGCGACTCATCCCGCGGAATCTTGAACTTTGACAGATACGTCACCAGACTGTTTGTGACGGCGTCCATGGTCGTTTTGTCGTCAGAGAAATTGAGCGGAACACTGCACAACGCAGCGACCTGTTTCGCCACTACGTCCATGTCGATCTCTTGCTCAACCGTCCGCGACACAAGCAACTGCGTACGCCCTGTCAGATCAGCGCCAGTATGATTTACGCGTGACTTAGGGCCAGACGGCGTCACCGCCACGCCAAACTTGGTGTACAGGCACGTCGCCGCCCGAATGGCCAGCCCCGTATCTTCGCGGTTAGAGAAATACCAGCCAGCCGCAAAAGTGTGCCGCGGGTTGGTATAGATATCATTACGCCGGGATTTTGGGTTGATGAAATACAACCGCAGCTCCCGGCCAATAATCTCAGCCCGCGAAAACTGTGCGTCTGGTTGTTTCTCCTGCAGCTCGTTGCAGATGATGTCCAGAAACGCACCGTTGTCGAGCATTCTATGATCAAGGCCCAGAAAGCCGTCGACCGTTTGCTCCCGGTGGTTTACAAGCAAATTGCGCTCGCGCAAAGCTTCAAACCGTACGCGCAGCACCACGTTGTAAATACCAACCGCGGCAGCAACATCACATTCACGCGCGGATAACTTTAAAAAACGGCTATTTTCGCCCGACAACTCGTTAAACAACGCGTTCAATCCGTGCGCCAACGCCGTCGCCAATGCCCCGAAACCAAGCGCGTTATATCGATAGCCACTCTCAGTCAGCCGGCCGTCGGCGTTCATGACTAGTTGGGCTTCGTCTACAACTGGGACGCACTCTGTGCTTGCCGTACGCGTCGCTAGAAAATTGCGACAGTCATCCAGCTGGGCCGCCGAAAAAGAGAACGCGGCTACAGGAGCAAAAATGCTTTTTACGCCCGCGTTGGTAGAAGACATTCTCACCGCGACACCCCATGCCTGCGATTGTTACGTCGCCCATTCCGCGCCAATAAGCGGAAACAACGTACTGGTCAACTCAACGGTCATCGGCATCTTGTCAAACTGCAAGTTCCACGTCACACGCGGAATATCGCCGGCATCTGTATTCAAGTTATGCGCACAAAACATTGTCCGCACAACCGGAAATACAAAGATGAAGTTACTGCCAGTATCCACTTCTTGCCGGCGCAAGTTTTTCGATATAGCCTGACAAAGCCTGTTTCTACCCGCTGTGGGATTCTTGAACAAGTCGCTGATCGTAAGTTCGTGCAACTTCGGAATCCGGCGGCCGCACAAAACTGCCGGGAAATGAAGGTAGGCGCTGTTAAACCAATTAAAGTTCAACTTGTCGTGCCCTGTCATATCCCGGCACTCATTTGCCAGCTTACCCCACCCAAGCCGTTTGATACCGCACTCATTGAAGACACGCTTAATAATGCGCTCTTCAAACGCCAGTTGCCGTTGAAGCCGGACAGCGTCGGCGTTTTCGCTATTTTCGTTAAACAGATTGCCAAAGAATTGATCGCGGTCCATGATTTACTCAATCGTGATGCCGTGTGAGTTACGAATTATGTCGCGTATTTCTTGTAAGTGCCTGTCGATCTCTTCGGGCAGATTGCCGTGTTTGATCAGTCCGCGGCAATGCTGGTCAATATCCCAGATCAAATTGCGGGCAGCTGCGCCTTCAACGGCTGCCGTAAACTCTGACTGCTCTTCGGGAAGGTCAAAAGATAGCGTGGCTTTCGGCATGGTTCACCCTGTTTGCGGGAAATCTGGCGCCTTGTCTGCCGTCATTTCAAACTTGGTGTAATCAGCGGCATCTTCTGGCATCACACCGCGATACGTGAACGCCGTAAGCGACCGGTTAGCCACTTCAGGATCAGGATAAGTCAGCGCGACATACCAATGGCAAACATCTTCGTCGCGCGCGTTGGTCACCTTTTGGTAGAACCCGATACCGTGCTCGTAGTAAAGGTCGCGTAATAAAGATCTGAGCGGACAATAAATGTCTGGGTATGACTCCGCTGTGATTTCTTCGTCTGGCTCTTCGGCTGGCACGTTTTGCCCGTGCAATGGGCCGCCAAAACACGCCATCATCGGCACAAACTCTTTCTCTTCATGACTCATCGGTTATTGGCTCCGGCGGAACTCGTGTAAAATCTGCGTCGTGTCTAAATTCGCCGCACCAATCGCTACGCCTAACTTCAGGCCAAACACCGATTAAAATGGCTGCGTCTTTGGCCGCACGCGCTGCTGGTGCATGGCGCCTACAAAACCCATGCGCGTTGTTGTTTTCGGGGTGGTCGTAAAAGAAACAGTTAAAACAAACAACAGCTTCCGCGTCATTCTTTAAATTACTCATCAGTCAACTTGGCCTAGTGGGTCAAAATCGGTCGGGATAATATCGCTAACAGCACTCGACGCGGCCATTAGCTCAGGAATGTCCGTCATTTCCTTAGTCTTAAGCTCGGCCATAACTTGCTCACGGAACTTACGGGCTGGATCGCAGATTGGGTAGTCATTCACGCCCAGAATGCCGTGCAAGAGCCCCATGACCTTTTTGTTGCTCTCCAGCGCCATCGAGGCCTCAACCTCTGACAGCGCGTCCTGCTTGGAGATACCCAGCGCATTAGAAAACACAAGCGGCACATCAGCGTTCTTGGTGCCGTGCTTGTATTCCAGATCGCACACTTGTCTAAGAAGCGCCGGCAGTTTGGGATCCGTGCCCGGCTGCGGTTTCTTGTCGGCAGCCTGCAAATCCATCAACAGCCTGATAGTTGCGGTATGCCAGTCCCAGTAATGGTACTGCTTGTTGGTATACGACTCGTTCCCTTCAGCATCGCGGCCAGCAACAATGTCGTTGTACCACATGAGGTTAACAACGATCTTCCGGCCGGGAGCGCCAAGGTTATTCTTGGTCGCGGCGATACGCACAGACTGCCCCTCGTACCGCCCGCCGGTGATATTCTTTTGCGATGCCTTGGACATATCCAAAATCAGCGTCGGGTAATAGTCCAGAGAAGCGCCGCCGGGAGCATACTTCTTGGGCGGGCCAAATCCCATAGAGTTGATTTCCTCCTTGAGATGGTTCGTGGCTACCAGCGCAATTGGATAGTGCCGCAGCGTGGGCACCAGCGCCGTCCGCATAAAGTCAGACAGGTTCCGGGCCAGATATGGATGCCCAGCAGCCGCATGACCCTCGTCAGCCACCTTCTCAACGCGCCGGTCAACCTCGACAGCCGAGATAGAGTCCACGCCGATACAAATAGGAATAACCCGGTCAGGGGCATTCTCGGCGTCGATCTGCTTGTGGATCGCTTGGCAAAAGCCCATGTACTTCTTCTGCCACTCTTCCACGCTCGCCGCCGTCGTGACTTTGGTACGGGCCATATACTGCGGATTGTGCCCGAAGAGGCCAGACATCATCGTCGGGCTGCCCTTGTTTTCAGTGTCGATCATAATCGCGCCGCCGCCATATACGTGGAACCAGCGCATGATCTCAATCAAAAACGCAGACTTGCCGGCGCTGAACTCACCGCGAAGCTGGATAAACCGGCTCAGCGGAAAGATATTCGCCTGCAACAGATATCGTGCCGCCAGTGACGGCAGCGGCAGGCCGATCAGCGGATCATTATCCTCTGCCGTGGCCTTGAGCACTTCCGTAAACATCGGGTGCTCGCCATTGCGGGCTTGGATATCAACTGATTCGTTTTCTTCCTTGCGTTTCCTGCCCATTTCAATCTTTCTTGTTTTGATATTAATTCGTGCCGCCCCGGGCGGTAGCGACATTGCCACCGCCCGGGGTAAACACTATTTACCGTTACCGCGTACGCAGTGACCGCGCATTATCTGTGATATGCGACGGAAAAAACCCCGACGTGCTATCTGGAATCACCCAGATATGTGCAAGATCAGGGGCCAGATCTGCAAGCTTATTGTGATAGAACTCAACGCGATCCCGCTTGTACGCGGGCAGCTTCTTCTCGTGCCAGATGTCGAGAAGCGCCTTCAGCTGGGTAGCGCCCTGCGTTTTGTCCCGTGCCATACTCTTGACACGGCTAATGTACAGCGCCAGAAACGTTGTACACAACGACAAATGCCGGAAATACTGAGATTCATCAGACTTCAACGTAATGTGAAGCAGCTTTTCGACTGTTCCTTTCGTGTTCTCCGTGTCAAGCACAATACTCGGCGTGCAATGATGAAACATCTGCTCGACAACAGTCGAGTTCGCAAAACCGGCGGCCTCAAACTTTTCGATAAACATGGCCACACTGCGCAACATGTCACCGCCAATACTTTCAGCGCACCGCCAATGCGCAGAAGTTTGCGACACAAGAAATAGCACCCGCTCAAGCACGCCTTTGCCGTACTTGTCGTAGATCTCTTCCAGCGCATACGGCACCTTGATGTTTGGATACGCAGCGCGGCCGCGGCTATCCGTAGACATCTCAAGCCCAGCAGCCTGAACAATCTCCAAAATTTCATCAATCTTCGGGTCGCTCGACGCCTTACGCGCTTTATAAATATCAAGCTGTGCGTGCGGCCGCGTTCTGTAATTGCACGTCGAGTAAATCGTGGCTTCGTCTTCCACGGCATCGACAATTGTCACCTCACACAACACAGCCGGCTCACCGTTCTCAATCGATGCCAACACACGATGTGCGCCATCAGCTACACGCGCAAACACCGCAATTACAACGCCCTGCTCGTTGACTACTCTACGCATTGTAATCAGTGGCATGCGCCGCGCCTTGCGCACAGGGAAACAAATCATTTCCGCAACGTGCGGATAATCGCAACGCTTATTGCGACACCACTCGTCATCTAACGTCATCGCAGTTGTTGGAATGGCCATAATTGCCCTGCCGTCAGGAACAATGTTTTCTCGGCGGCAGTAGTCATCTGTCGTCGCGATGTTAAGCTCGGCCTGCTGATAGAGCGCGATCATCTGCTCTAACGACAACGACGCAGTCTGCAGAATTTCATCATTTGCAGTACGCGGCAGATTCTTGAATGTGTACTCGACCTCTTTATTAAACTTGCAACGCACTGTAAACGGCTTTTCAACCTTCGGCACAACCGCATTTGAATTAGGCATAAATTTCGCTGTCCTTACGTGTAGGGGTAACAAAAAGAATGAAAAAGAAAGAAACCTCGCCGCGGAGCCCTCGTAACCGCTTGCGACGATTACGCAGGAAGTGGGCCCCGCGGTGAGGAGATCAACTACTTCTTGCCGGCAGCGCGAGCGCGAGCCTTGGCAAGAATGTCCGCAGAGTCCCGCTTGACAGCGGGCGCAGCTGCCTGCGGCGCGACAATAGGCGGCGGAATAGCCGCAACGTCAGAAAACATGCCAGCCACGCCAGCTTCTTCCTCTGCAGAAAGTTCAGCCGTCGGCGGATCCCACGGCGCCGGAGGATCCATGCTAACAGGCGCCTGTCGGGCTGTTGACGCGGCAGGACGAGTTACCGTCTTCTGGTAATGCGTCTCGTCCAGCTCTTCTACAGACACGCTAGCCCCGGAGAACGTCGCCGTGCCCTTGGGCAATGCACGCATGTACTCGGGGTACTCACGCCATGCAAAGTCCAGCGCTTCACGCGGGAACACAGGCGCCAGCATTTCAGCCTGTTCTTCGTACGTTGGCAGGCGCAGATAATCGTCCCACGAACCAGTCTCCGCTACGATGCGGTCGGCATACGGCTCAAGGGAGATTTCCTGCCCGTTGAACGTGTCGTGAAGAATGCCAAAGTGCGTGTAATCACTACGCGAATTCGGATATCCCACCACATACTTGGCCGACGCAGGACCACGGGCAAACTTCGGGCACTGGAACGCAGCTACGCCTTCCGGGCCAGTCGCTGCCAGATTTGAGCCACCGCTCTTGAACGACTCGGGAAGAATCGTAAACAGCTTTGCAGCCCCGAACGACAACATGTCACCGCTCAAGTGTTCGCCGGTGCTTTCGTCGCGCACCTTGAGCGCTGACAGCATGGCCTCGCCAGCGCTGGTTTTTAAGCCGATGATACGGGCGTTACGCTTGTTGTCGTCCGAGAACGCACCAAGCGTGATCTTTCCGTGATCGTCAACAAACACAACACTCGCCGAAACAAGCAACGTTTTCTCAGGCTTCTTAAGCGAGCCGATGTGAGAATTACGCACAAACTCTTTCGACAGCAGCTCGCTGAACAGCCGGCCCAGCGTCGGATGCGGGTTGTCCTTGGAATTATCGTAAGCCACTTTGCGCAAAACGTGCAGAGGGCTTTCGTACAGATTCAAGTCCGGGTTGCCATTGTGAACAATGAAACAGATACCCGGATTGCCGACCCAGTGAGCACAGGTAACAAGTCGCTGCCAGTCACCGTAAGAAACGTTGTCCCGACCTTCACGGAAATTGGCAAATTGCCGATCTCCGCCGTTGCTTTCTTCATACATGGGAAGAAGCCGAAGGCAAAGACCGTTTGCCATCAGTTCACCGCCAGATGCAATCAGAATGTTATTCTGTTTGCCGTACGCGTAGCGGGATTTGCTATTTGAACCGCCTGTGCCAATGTTGTTGGCTTTGCGGTAATCAGGATCAAGCGCAGCTAAATTTGCCGCGTTATAGCGAGGCATATCAACCTTCTCTTTCTTTGTAATTAAGGGCCCTATTGCCCTGTGTTATCTGCCCGCAGTTTAGCGCGCAGAATCGAAAAGTCCAGACCTACTCAGAAAAAAGCCAATCCAAGCCAAAAGTCCTTGCGGCATCAGGCTTTAGCTTCTCCCCCCAGTGCACAAAAACGTCCCTGTCCATGCCGAAATGGTACGGCCCAGCGCCCTTGATCAAGGTGCCGTCCAACCGCCGCGGCCAGAACTCAACGTCATCAATCATGCATTTGGGAATCACTTCCTTGTAAACACGCTCGGCGTGCTCAAAAGGCACTATCAACACAATCGCGTCATGGATCTGCAGCGCGATCTTATAATCAATGTCAGGGTGCTCATTCCGGTACTTACAGAAGTTTGCCAACGCAATAGAAACGGCATCAGCAACGCCACCTTGAATAGGGAAGTTCTGCGCCTGCCTTTCCTGCTCGCCCTGCACAGAGCGCTCGTTAGACTCTACGAACCGCCGGAACCGACCATACGGCCCTACAAGCCAACCGGGGGACTGCGACCGTGACCGGCATTCAGCCAGAAAAGCTTTCGTGCCGGGATAAGCTTTGAAATAGGCGTCGATCATCCGCTGGCAATCATCAGCGCTAACGTCAACGCCCTCTTCTTTGCACTGCCGCGCAATGGCTTCTGACCCGCGACCGTATGGAATACCAAAGTTCACGTTTTTGGCCGCAATACGCAAACCTTTCTTGCCGGCCGCTACCAACCCGCTTTTTGTGGGCTCGACGCCTTGGAGATTGAACGTCTTGACTGCCTGCTGACTGTGGATGTCGTAGTGATTGGGATCGCTCTCCGGCAGAAGATTCCGCCGGACGTGTTCAATCATATCTTTATCCTGCGACAACCACGCCAGCACAGCCAACTCAGCGCCCGTCAAGTCAGTCTCAATTCCAACGTGGCCCTCGGGTACACGAAGAATCGACCGTACAGGATGTTTGTAGTGTTCCTTGCCAATTATTCTTTTATAGTCGTCTTCTCGGCGGCTACTGAGGTTTTGCAAGGGCGGGCGGGAACTAGAGGCGCGGCCGGTTTCCTTCGTCTGGAATAAGTGCGTGCGCACTTTGCCGTCGGAGTGTACGCACCCGACGAGGCCTTTTTCGTAAGCAAAGTTTCCGTTTTCGTCTGTTTCAAAATCACCCGTTTCATTTTCAGACGGTTTGCGTAATACCGACTGCAGCACCTGACTGGCGAACTTGTAATCGCGAATCTTGGCTGCTGTTGCGTTGTCGTGGCCGAGAATACCGAGACTTTCCTTGTCTGTGCTGGGCGTCGCTGTCTTTGGATCCACGCCCTTCCACGTCATGTCGGCCCACAATACTGGCCGTTTACCAGTTGTCTTGATCGGCCGCAGGTTGAGTACTCGCGCGTCTTCTGGCACAGCCGGGGCGTTGGTATACCGACTAGCAAACGCCCGCCCAAAAAGCGCCACAGATAACTGCGGTTGCGACTTGGGGTTGAACGCCGGCCAATTTAGCTCTGCCCGAATTTCTGCCAACAACCGGTCTTGTGTCTGCATGAACAGGGTTGTTAACTCGTCGGCCCTATTTCTATCAATAACCATGCCGGTCATTTCCATCTCTAGAAACGCCAGCGACGCGGTATGCGCTGTCCAGTAGGGCAGCCAGCAGTCGTTGCCGTACATATCATGCCGCAACATGCCGTCTGCCCCGTTCGTGCCATAGAACCGCATGGCAATTCTGCGCGTCACGTCAGCGTCATAGGACGCATACGGGTGCAGTACGTAAGCTGGGCATTCGCCGTAGCCGCCAACTTCACTGGCTTTAAGTTTGTTTTCAGCCCGGTACTTCTTTTTCCACTTGTCAAGCGGTTCCCAATAAGTCGGCGCCGTCGTGAATTTCATCGAGCATTCGTCAAGGCCGTAGCGGGCGCACTCATTGACAGCATGGTACATCAAGCTCGTGTCCCAGCCGCCGTGACACCGGTCGTCTGGGTCGCTAGCCGGAGCATACTCATCACGGCAGTCCACGCCGAACGCCAGTAGCCACGGAAGGTCAGCGCGGAGGAAATGCCCGCCAACCCGTACGCGCCTGTCTGGCGTGCTTTTAAGCAGCCGGAGTAGCTCACGCCGCACAACTTCAAGGCCCGGTTTAAACGCAACAGCGCCACCCTGATGCCGTAAAACAATAGTCCGGGCCCATTTGTCTTTGTTTGACACCTGAACAGTCCGCAGATACGCGCCGGCTTCTGTGGGATACTCACCGTGCCACTCACAGTCCACTGCAATGATATTTGCGTTGGGTTCTGGATCAGCAATCATCGAATCAACCAACTCAACCAGCGCGGCTTCTGTATAGATATCTGCGTGGTCGACCTGCTCTGCCGTATAAATCTGGTCATCTAGCAGCGACTTGAAACGCGCAATCTGGCCCTCAAAGTCACCAGTCGCGTCAGGCTTGCGCACCACATAAGCCGGATGCATCACCGACATGACTTTGATTTCACGTGGATTACCCGCGGCGTCAAAAGAGGCTAAGGGTAATACACGGCCAGTTAACCCGGTCACATTCCCGGCCGTACGCATGACAGCTTTAGCCGCGTCATTGCCAAGGCACAAAATGTAGTCAGGCTCAACGAGTCTGATTTCCTGTTCTAGCAAAATGGCACAGTCTTTAATCCACGCCGCAGGAACAGCTGTAATCTCTTCTCGACCAGCTGTAAATTTGCACGCCGCAGTGACGTACCAACTGCAGTAAGTTTCGGGACTAATACCTGCGGCTTCCATCGTATCAGCCAGCAGCAACATGCCTGTGCTACCGATATAATTCTGATGGCTTAACTCAAACGCGCTGGGAATTTTGCCAACAACCATGACTTTAGCTTTATGGAATGGCCCGAAGATTGCGGCCGGTTGAAGCGCGTCTTCAGTTCCCCAGATGTGGCCGGGCAAAAACTCAGCTTCCACCTGCTGCGTCTTGAGCATCACAGGCATTGGGAATTGGGGCTTGTAAAGCGCATCCCTATACAGCTTGACCAGCTGCTCACCTACCGGAATGACTTTCTTCTTTTTAACCTCATTGATATCAATTGCGTCGCCCAAAACGTTGGCGTGCGCAATGAAATCGGCGCCAGCCGCGGGCATACCGGGCGCTGTCAAGTCAATGAGAGGATACATATCCTCTGTCAGCTTATCCCCCGTATTGTCGTAGAGCGCGCGGGTCAGCCGATGCGTCAACTGTACCTCAGATGCCATAAAACCTCACTGTAAAAAAGACAAATCAGCTTTGACGTCGACAGCATCGGCCGCCGCTGAAAGCAGGTCAAATAACTCAGCGCGTGTATAGTCCGCCGGATCGCGTACGTCTGGAAGAATAACAGGCACGACGCTCATGTTTCTGTCGCACAGCCGCTGCGTAGTCTTTTCAAGCTCGTCTTGCGCGTCGTTGTCGAGCACAATGAAAATCGGCTTGTCTGCCCACGTTGTAGCCAATGCTGTCTCCTGCCACAAGGATAAAGATTTCCCGAAACAACAGACGGCCGCCGGCCACATTCGCCATACGCTCGGAGCGCCTTCGACCAAAATCACAACTGGCTGCTCGCGGGCAGCGTCGTAGTTGTAGAGCATCTGGCTTTTGCGCCCTTGGGTGAAGTACTTCACCGTCATAGTGCGATTGCCAACAATTCGCCCCTGCCACGCAACCAGCTTGCTGTCAGCGTACGCCGGGATATAAATCCTCCCGCGCATCAGTTTGTATGCGTCCAGTGCCGGAGTAGTGCAAACACCGATATCGAACCGCTCTGCCAGTTCTTTGATATCAAAGTTCCGCGCCGCCAGATACTCAACCGCCGGGTGGTAATCCGGCAGCGTGTCAATCCTGACAATCTCCCCCGGCGGCTCAATGTCCTTCAGAACGTAGTCGCTCGTCGGCGGGCGAATAACAGCTTTAGTTTGAAACTGGCGGCCTCCGCCGAAAATTAAGTCAGCCAGCTGCTCTAGCCGCCCTTCTTGCTTCAGACACCCGTCGTTGTAGCAAACAGCCAAATGCGTATCCATGCGCCGGCCGTCAATAAAGTCAGCTCCGTACGTATGGTTAATCCACAGCCGGTGCCGATCTTCTTTACAAAACGGACAGCAAACACGGTAATACTCGCCCCAGCTCTGGGCGCGCTTAATGAACTTGCCGGGGCGCAACGGATCTTTGAACCGCTGAACTTGCGCCGACGCCCCGGCATTGGCAATCAGCACGGAACTGAATTTGTGCTCAAGTAGCGAATACAAGAGCGGATTCATCGGATTAATTGTTGGTGCCTCGGGCGCAGCCATCGTCATACAAACTCCTTTCAGGCAAGACCGTTGTCTTCAGCAAACCGGTCAACCGGCATAATGCGCCGGCGTGGTTCTCTTGCTGCGGCAGGCGCAAGTGGCGCAATGTCGCCGCGGCGCAGAATCTTGCGGGCTGTTTCAGACGCTGTGTACTCATCATTTACCAAATGCACGTCCAAGATGTTATCGTCGATACGCACAAGCCCGCGTCGGCTAGCCGGCACACCAGACCTGATCTTAGAGTAATGAATCGTAGAAACGCGTGTTTCATCGCAGCGCTTGTTCACGCACAAACAAGCGTGTAGAAACTCAGCGAACGATTTTGAACCCGCTGCGTCGGTATGTGACGTGTACTTATACGGCGGTTTCTTCTCATATTGACCCGGCGCCAATTGATGCGCCAGCATGACAGTTGCGCCGTACGGGACAGCAATTTTTGTGCGTAAATCGTCCGCCACGTTTTTGATCGGCCGGGCAAGGCTTTCTACGTATCGACCGCGCTTATCATTTGACATTTCACGCTCAACAAGCGCGCTGGCATGGTCCACGAACAGCGCGCCAATATCCATGTTGCGCGTTTCGGCAACCTTCTCAATAACCGCCACAATTTCAGAAACGCCGCCGTCACCGTGATTGCCGGTTTTGATGTTCTTCGAAAAATCCAAGAACATGAAATGTTTGTTGAACCATTCCATCATGGCAACCCAGCGGTCACGCTCACACAGCATGATTTCACCGTTACGATTTTCGGGCAGTTCGCGCTCGTACGATTTCAACGTGTCACGCGTTGAGAAGTCATTCCAAAAATTAGGGTTGTCCACAAACAAATTTCGGTCGATATGAGAAGCCGCGGACCAGAATAACGGATTCATCTTATCCGCCCCGTCTTCGTAACAGACGTATACAGAAAGCTTGTTATTCCCACGTACGAAAAACTGCTGCGCTATGCGGACCGCAGCAGCTGCCATCATTGTCGTCTTACCGCCTTCAAACGGCCCTAAAAGGCCAATCATGTCACCTCTGCGGAAACCGCCCAGATACTGGTCAATCCACGGAATAGTCGTCGGCTCAGGTGCCGGCGCCAACACAATCTCAGCGCCAAATTCTGGGGCATGTGCGGCATTGACAATTTCGCTGCCAAGATATTGAACAGCTTTGGCTTTCTGTGCAAACGCTTGCAACCGAGCTTCAAAATCAACAACAACCGTATCTTTTGCTGAGTTAATGGTGTGCTGCAATTCCGGTTTCAGAATTCGTACATTTACAAATCGCCGCAGAATTGTTTCCTGATACTGCCGATCTGCGCGCCTGTCGTCGTTTACGCGGGCCTGCGGCTCAAAAGCGTCTGTTATGAGAACGATCAAATCTTCAAGCTCTTCCGCCCGAATAGACATCGTTCCGCCGTCGTACCACGCGCGCAACTGTGCTACTAATGCGCGCTCCGGTACGGCGTTGAATTGCTCGTACAGGCCAATTGCTGCGGCATACAGATAAATAAACGGCGATTCTTTGCCGCCGCCTAAGAAATGCCCCGGCGTCACGCCAACATTGTGGGCATCTTTTAACAACCCGGGATTACACAGAAATCCACGGACCATTTCTTTGATTTCATCATACTGCAACACTTCTTCGTGAGTCTCGCGCGCTCCGTCGCTACTAGCCATTGTATGTCCTCCAATGATCGCGAATTAAGCGGACAGCGGCGCGTAATTCATCAGTGACCCACCATGCTGTGTCTTCGTTTTTAATAACCTCGTCGTACGCTGGTTGATTTGCTTCGTAATCTAATGCTGCTCGCCACAGATAACGCTCAATAGCGCTGTCGCAATTTGCCAGCGCAGCCCACGCGTGTCTAAAAAATGGCGTCGCTGAAACATAGCCCTCATCGCAAAGCACGTACAGCGTTTGATTTTCTTTCGAGAACTTAAAAATGTTTGTGCTTTTGTAGCGTGATTGAATCGTGTGCCCAGCGACGTGCGCTTTTAGCGAAATAGCTTTCGGTAAATCTTCGCAATACCGGTCGTATAATTTTTGCGATGACGCGCCGTACAGCATCGTCGGGCGCATGGTTGGCATCTTGTCTAACCCGCCGGCTAATGTGACCTCCGCGGCTGGCGAGAAATGCGCATAAACCCACATACCGGGGTTTGCGCCGACAGATGCTACAGCGCGCGCTGCTTTGGCCCACGCAGACGTGTGGCGCACGCCAAAGTTATCTTTACCGCCGTCCCAAATAGGCCGCCGCAACGTATGTGCGGAATCATCCCAATCCACTGCGGCGTCGTTTAAATAAATAAACTGATACCGCAAATACGCGGCTAGCTGCTCTGTCGTCAGCTGGGAATACCAGCCATGCGCTAATATCGCGTCATGTGGCCCCGCCGCCTCCACCGTTGCGCCAACTACGTTGTGCGTCATGCCAGTTTTGTTCCCATCCAAGAAGTTTGTAACTATTACGCCGACCTAAGCTCTTGCGATAAAAAGTTGGATCAAATGTGTCCATGCAATCCAAAACTTCGCCAAAATCCTTTTTCGTGCCGTCAGGTGCTGTGTAAATACGACTCACGCGGCCCGGGCCCTGTACGTCGACAATGTCGCTGTCCCGGTCATCTGCGCGCACCAGTACGCTCAGCTGCTCAAAGTCTACGCCCGTCGACCAGACGTCTGTAGCAATGACGCGCTTTAACGCGCCAGACTCAAACGCTGCCCGCATATCATGTTTCTGAAACTCGTTCAGCGGCTTGTAGTCCTCCGGTAACAGCTTTTTCTTTCTGTACGCCGCGCAGTCATACGGCGTCATGTTGCCGTATACAAGACTGAACTCCGGCAACAACGAACCAAGGTGAACCGCGTGCTCAATGGTTTCTACAAGTATCAAAATCTGATGCGATTCCGGGTACTCGCGGACGGCGTCGGCTATGATGCCGTTTCGCTCTCGGTTTGTCCAGATGCCGTACCGTTTTCTCGCAACGCGGTTTCCGTAGCGCTCTGCGGGGTTCGAACGCAGACGCATTGGCAGCCAGTTCACCTTCACCGGCACGACTAGCCCAAGGTCCACAGCGTTCTGGTAGGTCAGCTCAAAGACCATTGGACCAAATAGCGGCTCAAGCACAGCATGCGCATTGTCCATGCGCGCATATGGCGTGGCACTCATGCCATAGTTCCTACTGTGCCTATACCGCGCAGCCAACGCTGTCGAAAAGTTGACCGTGGCCAGCTGATGCACTTCGTCAGCGAACAAAAAGTCTGCGTCGCCATCTGAGTGCGCCAGACTGCCGGCAGTGATCACCGTCACCCGCTCCCACTGCTTCCAGCCGTCACCGACACGGCCGACTTTCGGCAACAAGCGCTTCAAACTGCGCACAATGCGCTCGGCTACGTCTACGCTCTTTGTAACAACGTGGATTTTGGCTTCAGGAAACAAAAGCGCTGCTGCGCCGATCAGTGTTGTTTTCCCGAAGCCGGTCACGGCTTTGATAATCCCGCAGGGCGTTCTGGCAATCGTCTGCAGGCATTCTTCTTGCCGCGGGCGAAACTCAATTCGACCAGCAAGATTTTCCCACTGCGGCACGTAGCAGTTGGGGCGCTTACGCTCGACAGTGTTCTCGGGCAAAATCGGCGTGCAGCCCAGCTTTCGCAGCCGGTTGATCATGCGGGCTAAATACCCGCTCAGCACAATCACGTGCCCGTTTTCAACACGGTACAGCTTGTATTCTTTCGTCTGAAAGAACATGCGCTGCCCCGTAATTGGATCTCGCCGCGCCTGCCCCTGCACCTGCTCGATATGCGAATACCGCAAATCGTGCGTAAGTTTTTTGATCAACTCATCCGGCAACGGCGCGTTAGCCGGCCCCGTAAGCGTGAGAACGTTGCCGCTACGGTTGATAACGACAGATTGCGCAACCATGCTAGTTGTCGTCTCCGGGACCAGCAGCGGGTTCGACGGAAATGACTTCAAATGTCCCATATTTTTCCTGCGAGTTGTTGAACGGGGAAAACCCGCGATATTTGCCAACGAGCGTCAGCAGATGCACAAAGTCCGATAATGATATCTCATCCGGCAGCACTGCCGACAAGACCACCGTGTCTCCCGGCCGAAAAGCCTCATGGAGCGCAAAATGCCCGCGGGTATTTTCACTCTGCGGCTGTGATACCGTTCGGCGCCAATCGTTCCGTGGCTCGCCGACGACTACCGGGCACCAGTCGATCTTCTTGACTTCAGTGTGGTGCTTGTTTGCTATCTTTGCGGCGTACCGCATACACGATAGCCACGCTGACGGCAGGAACATGACGCGATAGCTTGGGTCGCGGTCAAAGCAAAATATAACCTGCCCGTGTTTGCGCTTTTTTGCCGCGCCTAGACACACGCGGTTGAAACGAAGAGTAACCGTAATCTCTTGCATACAACACTATTTTTTGCCAGTACTCATGTAGTCAGTATAAGAAGCGCATTCTGCAGGTGTTTTAAAAAACATCTTTGGCACAAACAACCCGTCTTTTACGCCGAGCCGTGTTTCCAACGCTGATAGCCAGTTGTATCGTAAATACCGCACAAAAGCTTGCGAGGCTCGCAAGTCGCCTTTGGCGTTGCCGCCGACAGCATTGTGGATGCGGTACAAAAAATTAGCCGGGTCTTGAATATCTACGGCATCGGCTGGTTTGGTTTTCCAAGCCGACAACACAGTCTGACAACGAAACTCCCGTGTTTTTATAAGCAGATGTTCGGGCCGCGACACACAAGCTTGCGTCTGTGGCGTAAGGCCCAAATACAACTCAAGTTTTGCCGCACGATCTGGCGCCCGCCGATCCACGTACCACCGCGGATCAATTATGATTGTCAAAAGTTTTGCAACGTTCGGCTCAGAAATTGTCGGAATAAACAGCAAAGCTTTACGAACCGGATGAATATGGAAATACGTCTCCGCCGCCTCGTCAAAAACGAACTTGTTCCGCAACATACGCGACAGCATGGCGTACGTGGGATAATCGTGTAACGACAATTTGTGCCAACCCCCCGCTGCCGGCGCAATATCAACGCTGCGCATACGCGACAACACAATACTTGGGTCATTTAACTCTGCCGGTTCATGCAGAATGTTTGGACCGGCAATCTCAACGCCGCGCATCTCTTTGTTATTGCTCTTTAAATACAGCGCGCTAATTAACTCAGCGTTCTGCGCAATACCAATAATACGAGCAATCGTGCTTATGCCGACCAACACGGGCGTTAACAAAAACTCATCTACCAGTTGGTTAGAGTTAACGGGCGGCCCAATGCCAACTGAATACCACACCCGCTTATCAGGGGCAGTATACAGTTTAATGATATTTTCATCGGGTGTGGTGACCATGTCGCATCTCCGGCGCTTCAAGTTGTATAGTCGATTCGAACAAATGCGACAAGTTTGACGCGTGCGTGACTAATAAACACTGTAGTCCCTTCGCTGTAGACAAGTCACGCAATTTCTCAAGGACGGGCGCTAGCGCTTGAATACGCGGCTGATCCAAAGACGCAGTCGGCTCGTCCAATGCAAGCAAACCGATTTCTTCTGCAAACATTGCATTGACGGCGACTCGAAACGCAAGAGCCAAGACGGTTTTTTGCCCAATTGATAAACGCTGGGCGACTTGTCGTCGTCCGTCAAAGAACTCTGCAATAAACGTAGGTGATCCATCTGTAGCCACCTTTACAACAAAATTTACGCAAAAAATCTGCAACAACTCGTTAATAGCCGACTCAAGCCGTTGAAGGTTTCGCTGCGCTACAAGCCGCGGTGCGTTCTTGAGCGCTTCTCTAGCCGACTCAGCAAGACCTGACCATTTACGTAGTTGTGCTGCGGTTTGCTCCTGCTGCTGGGCAAGATCCCGCTGCTCCTCGACACGCTTCATCTCAAATAACAACTGTGTCCGTTGCTCTGACAGCTCGTTACGGGTCTTCAACAGTTGCTGCCTGTGCTGCAGGTTTGTCTGGGCAAGATGCGCATCTGCCTGCGTAACCACAGCTGCGTTAATACTTTCTTCCAACTGCGCCCGGCGGTCGCGCATACCTGACAACATGCCGGCCAACTTAGCCTTGGTTTCCCGCGCTTGCTGCGCCAGCGGCATAATTTCCTGTTTTACTTGCTGGAATTGCTCGTAGTCGCCAACGGTTTGCTGCAGCTCGTCTTCTGTTGAGGCTGGCGCCGGAATCGCCTGTAGACTTTGTTCCGCGGCATCAAGCTTCTGCTCATGTTTCAGGCGGTCTTTCTCACGATTCTCCCAGTCTTTCCAGAAATTCTCGATCTTGAGTTCCCCATGCCACGCCATGGTCAGCCCTTCAACCTCTTTGACCAACTTTGTCAGCTCGGCTTTGTGCGCCGTAACCTGCTCTGTTAGTCGTGTTGACGGCGTATGACACGTCGGGCACTCGGCCACGCCGTGCTCATCAAACATCCGAATAAACTCTTTGATCTCCCGGATGCGCTTTTCACGAGAACTAGCTTCTTTCGCCAAGTCGACTGAGGATAATGGCCCCGGCTTATCTGGCTCTGGATCTCTGGCCCGGGCGGTTTCAACTGCCTGCCGCGTCTCCTGTATCGTTTCGCGGGATTTGGCAACGCGCTTATAGCTCTCCCAGTGCCCCAGAGCTGTCCGCGCCGCAGCGTAGGTTTCTTCCTGTCCGTTAGCTGCGTCTGTCAACGCAGTTAGGTCATCTTCATACTGCTTGCCAGCGGCAGCTGCCGCGTCGAGCTGCGTCTGTGCGTCGGCTTCCTGCTGCGCGAGCTTAGCCAGTTCTTGGCCAGCCTTCTCGCGCTCCTCCCACTGCCGAATCGTTACTTGGTCGGCCTGCATGCTGGCCAAGAAATCATCTAGCGTAGGCAGCTTTGCTATCTGCGCCGCTAGCTTTGACGCATCAAAATGCAGCTGCTCTAGCTGCGCTTGAAGCACACCCGGCGTCTGCACGACCTCCGGTATTGATATCTTTGCCAGCGCCTTGCCAATCACGTCCTGACATTTGTCTGCCTTGGCTGTGTTGAACAGCCGCTGGAAAAACTTGTCTGTGTCAGTCTGATTGTCGTCGATGAACGAAAAGATATCCGTCTGGCCAACAATGATAAACCGACTGATAAACTTGGAGTCAACGCCCAAGAGTTTCTCAATGCCGGCGGTGACGGACTTGTCGCCGCGGCCGGCTTCTTTGCCGTCTACAGTCAGAATCGACTGCTCCTTCTCGGGGAGCAGATGGCGCGTCACAACAGCCATGTGGCCGTTGTGCTCAAACTCTAAAATGGCGTACGACGGCTCGCCCTCTTTGGCGTACTGGGACACATTGTCCGACTTTACGCCGTAGTTGGGGTTCTCGCCCGTTAGCAACCAACGAATGGCGCCGAATAAACTGCTTTTTCCAGAGCCGTTTTCACCAAGAATAGCTACGAGCCCGCGAGTAAACTCACATACTCGATACCTGTGGTGCACCCAGTTCTTCACTTCCAGCCGCAAGAGCTGCATCTTCAAGTTCTCCCGTCATGTACTTAGAAAACTGTACATCAAGCTCTTTACCCGAATCTTCCGCGACCAACAAGGCCGCGGCTAGTTTATACGCATCTGAATCCTCGGGGATTAAGTCAGCCAAAGCGCTCAGTAGGTCGTTCTTAGCGCTGTCCCGAGTTGTTGTTTTGTCGGTACTGTATTTCTCGTTAATTGCTTCACACGCAATATGCGCGAAATCGCCTACCGCCGTGATCAGCCGTAAATACGCGTCTGGCAGCTGCTTATCAAACTTAATCCGAACCAGCGGCTTATTGATGTTTGCCGGCAGCGTGTCGTCTAGCTGGGCGTTGATATCTTTAAGCAACTGGCCAGCGCACAACGAGTCCAGCGTGTCTTGGTCTTTCACGACATAGTTCAGGAACCTGCGCGTCTTGAGCGGCACTGGCGTGAAAGTAATCGCATTGGTTGTTGGAACGCGCTCAATTACGAAAAAGAACTTGTCCGGGCTCTCGCTCATGTCTTGCATGCAGGTCGAGCCGGGAGACAGCATCGTAACTGTTTTTCCTTGCGCGTTCGTGTTTGTAACTGTTTTGGTGACGTGAAAATCGCCGTTCAGAATAGTCTGCACGTGGTAAACGTCTGTAAGCTCGCAATCTGTGCGGCCGAGATTCCCCATGAAGTCTTTCCAGACCTGATGGGTGATTAAGATATCTGTGTTCTGCGGCACGCGCTTGAACGCTTCTTGAATCTCGCCGCGGGGCAACCAATCAAAGCCAGCGACCTTGACGCCATTGATATCAAAACGGGCCTCGTGCATGTGAATGGGCCAGTCGTGGGCGCTCAGCCACGGAGCGTTACGGTCAAACTCGTGGTTACCCTGAATGTAGTACACGGGCACGCCGGCATCCCGCATTCGCGACAAGCCTTCGAAGAGCTTGGCGATAGGGCGCGCAGAGTTGCTCTTTTTTTCCAATACGTCGCCGCCTAATACGAGGGGCAGTTTGTGTTCAATACAGTAATCGACAATTTGCTCAAAGCTGTAGTACGCGTCGCCGTAGATCCCCGGCCGACTCGACCACGCGCCGTCCTCTAAGTGCAGGTCGGCGCAGAATACAAACAAAGGGGTCGACACAAATAGCTCCTAGTCCTCGTCGTCATCGTTGCCGTAAAACCAATTTAAAAAATCGTCCTCGTCGTCTTCATCGTCGTACGCATTCAACTCGTCGGCATACTGCCCGTCTAATGACTGCGTGAAATAATCAGCAAAATCTTCTTTGTCATTAGGCGGTTGCCAAAACTTGTTTTTGATATCAAGCGTTGTTTCATTCGACAACAGTTTTTTCAGCGATTGCAAATACGCCGATAACACTTTTGGCAACGCGCCGTGATTGACATTGAACGCGCTTTTTATCGTTTTACCCCATGCATTAGGCTCGCCGCTAAACCAACCGTCGTCTTTTTTGGTTTGCCCTGCGCCGCCTGTCTTGATGATCTTGAAAAACGACAGCGTGAACAAATCTGCAAGATCATCGAGGTTTGGTACTGGCGGCAGTGGCTTTTCCCGGAATTTATGCGTGCGCGCCAACTCATGCAACGTTCGGTCAAATTCTGCATGCATTTCGCGCAAACTGCGCGCCATCTTTGCCGCAGTCACAACTGATTTGACACTAGTCGCAGACGGCGCCATCAAGTGAAAAATTGATTGAAGCATGTCGTAGTCGCGGTGCATTGCGGCTACGTAAAAGCGAATGAATTGCTTTTCAACCGGTGTCATAGTGCTCGGATCAAGCATAGCGGCGTCCTTGCCTGTTATTGTACCGTATTAGTTTATTTAGCTAGTTGCTGTTTTGCGATTGTGTTGTCTGTTTTTACACGTAACACACACTTATTTATTAAATCAACTAACGGCGTATCTTGCTCGTAATTTTTTGCCATGTATTTGTTGTTATTTGACGCCTGCGGTTCATCTTGACCAGCGCCGTGATTTGGATACAGCCCGTGCGTCAAAATAGCGCGAACAACGGCAGCGTATCGTCGCTCATCGACGTGGTTGACGCGCATGTAATGATCTGGTTTGCAATATTGCGACGTTTGATACTCTTCGTATTTCAGCGACAGCAAACGATCTATTGGCGTATTTTGTTGTTCTTGTTTTTCAGACAAATACATACCGCAAACGCCAAAAACCCACCCGGTTGGTGTTAAATGCCAAATGGTAGTGTTTCGATCTACTGACATGAATACCCTCTTTAAATTAAAAACAAATGACCAATGCCCGACTAGGATTTGCGATTAAACAAAAACAATGCAGTTGTGTTAATGGTAGTATATATGTAAAATTTATAGCGTTCTACCGTTACGTGCAAGGAGGCACAAATGACAGTGCGCAAAAAACGCAGCGTTATATGGCAAATGCCGTCGAAAAATTTTTTGTTGCTCGTCAAAAATGCAACTAGTGTGGGTCAAATTCTTAAGCATTTCAACTTGAGAAACAAAGGCGGCAACCACAACACAGTGCGCCGGCGTATTGCAGCAGAAGGTTTAGATATTTCGCACATGCCCATGGGCCGCGGAAGCAATAAAAATCGCACGTTTGGGCCGAGAAAACGCCTCGCCCAAATACTGGTTAAAAATTCAGACTATCGCGGAAGCCACCTCAAAAAAAGACTCATTCGCGAAAAAATTATTCCGCATGTCTGTAACGATTGCGGCCTTGGTAGTGAGTGGCACGGAAAACCATTAGTTCTGCAACTAGAACATAAAAACGGAGACAGTACAGATAACAGGCTTAAAAATTTGTGTTTTCTTTGCCCAAACTGTCACAGTCAAACACCTACATTTGCAGGAAGAAATTCGAGGGCTAGGATTCGAACCTAGAATAACCCGTCCAAAGCGGGTTGTGATGCCGTTTCACTACCCTCGATCGCGCGTTGAATCCATTCAAACACGACTTCCAGCACACAGAGTGAAAGGAGAACTTCTTGTTTACCGTTGCTGGCTTCGTTGTTATATCCCCACTAACGACTCGGGTGTCGGACCGCATAAAGTGAAAAAGCGGCTTTTGGAGTCCGGGAACAAGGGCGCCGACACGCCCAGCGTGAACTAACTTTGACCTGTTGACTACACCAGCGACACAAATTTTTTGGCAAGCGCAATGGATGCAAGGTTATCGTTCTCGGCGTTGTGCGCTACGCCTGTTTCGATATTAAATGCCTTGCGTAAATTGTCGAGGCCGCAGCCGCCCTGAAACCTGTTGGCGGCGGCAAACAGCCGAGCAGATGCGCAGGTGTCTAATGCTGGGTTGGTGAAATAATCACCCCATTTTTCTTCCGGCAGCAAGTAGTGCTGCAGGAATTTTACGTCAAAGGGCACATTGTGCCCCGCAGGTACAAGACGCCGATGGCCTGTGACCGTCAGCGCCTCTTTGATGAACAGCGTAAAAAGCTCAGCTGTTTCTTGAACTGAAAAGCCGTTGGCGTCGTTATCTGCCAAGTCAATCTTGTTGACTTCCATGGCTTTTGGGTGGACCGTGTAGTTTGCGTGCTTTACCTTGACGTACATGCCCGGATCAAACTCGTGGACCCGAATGATATCAAAATGCCTGTCGGTCAAAATAGCCGACACGGTGAGCAAACTGTATTGCGGTGTTAGTCCGCCCGTTTCAGTGTCAAAAAACAAGTACACGATTTAAACGTCCGTGGTTGTGTCGTGAAAGCTGACAAATTCACCGCCGTCTTCACTGAACAAGATTCCGGGTCTTCCGCCGTTTTCAGCGACAGTCTCGTTTGCAATCTTGTCGAGCATTTCGTAGATCCGTTTGCCCTGTGTTCTGCCAAGCTTCAGCTCTAGCAGCGCGCGGACAGACAAGTACTCTTCAAACCCATGCTCTGTCTCAAAATCCGGGTTATCGTCGTCGATAAATCCACCAAAATCGAAGTTGTTTGTTGCCATAAGTTAATACATTACAGTGAGGGATACAGCGCAATCGGGCAGCGGGAAAAAGTACACGCCGCGCGCTGAGAAATATCGGGGGTGGTCCAACCGCATAAGCGTGGTTTCGCCGCGCACAAGCCGCGCAACAACGTATGGGCCAGTTTGGGACGGCAACGCATCAAGAACCACCGTCATATCTGTGCCGGGCACCGCAAAACGCACGGTTGCGCCAAGCGGGCCCGTAGTGTCAGGCGTAATATGGTCTTTATCGCGAGCGTAGTCAAGCACTTGCGCCAGCGATTTGACGTTTTCTTTGTCCGCACGCAACTTGTGTACAGTTTGCGTATACACACCCAACGCGTTGCCTTGCGTTATTTGCTGCTCTAATTCTTCAGATAACACGCCAGCCCATTTCAACTCTTCTGCTACACGCAGCGTATATAGCAAAAGCGCTGGGCACACATTAGCATAATCATCGGCGTCTTCTGTGACTTTGAGCTTGAACGTCTCGTCGCTCTTGGGAATTGATATGTATTCCCCGGTTTCGAGAATCGTCGACCACGTGCTAATGCCGCTGTCAAAAGCCAATCCGCGAATTGCCGGCCCAATCTCGCCAGAAGACAGCGTGCCACGAACCGTCACCAAGCCAGCACCAAAAGTGCTAGCTAGCTTGCTGGAAAACACCGCAGGCTTGAACACGCGGCCAAGCATGCGCTCTGTGTAAATCTCGGCGACGGTTACAGCCTGCTTTGGCTGCCGCGCCTCAATCTCTTCAAGAATACTGTCCAGCAGCACCTCAGAAGCGTGCGCCGGATCACTCTCAACCAGCTCGGAAAACACCGTCAGGGCTTCTAGCGCAACTTCTGGGTTTTTGTACGCCAAAAGTTTTTTGGTAAACGAGAAATCAACATTCTGCCATTCAACCTGCATAGCCGACTCAGCTATGTATTCCAACACGCTATACAGCATGTTGTCGCCAAGCTGGCTGAATATCCGCAGCGTTTCCAGTAGCGCAGCTGTTGCGCGCAGCTTGTCTTTGGTCGTTGTTTGTTTGGGAAACTTAGTTAGTAGTGTTGTAAAATCAACCTTGTTTGATGTCATGAAGCGTTTTTCCGCTAAATACTGCGTCGCAGTGTTCGATAAGTTTGTGTACAGTGCCGCGGTACAATCCGGGCAAAACGTGGTCGATGCGCCCACGTAAGCGCGAATCTTCGCACTCAGTGTCTGTCTTTATTTTTGAGCGTGTATCAATTGTGACTATTGTAGTCGTGCGCGGCATATCGTCGATTGACCACGCGTAGTAAGCCTGCAACAGCAAATTTGCTGCCCGATGGTGCACGTCGCCGGTGATAATGATCATGCCGCCGGCTTGCATACGCATTTCAAATATTGTGGCAACGAAGAGAAGAAAGTCCGCATACGTTGCGGCGCCAATAGCTGCACCAACTTCTGCGCCACGGACTTCTGGGCACAAGTGGTTGGGGATCTCACCAATCTCAACAAGCGCCATAGCCGGCACGTTAAGCGTATGCGCTTTGTGAAATAAACTGCGCGTGAGATCGCCGTCTTTTGGGTTAAACCCCCAGCGGCCAATAGCTTCGCCGTAACCAATGCCCTGTTTTGCGGCGAGTTTAGCCACGCGATTCAAATCTGTGTTTTGATCCGCCACGACCAGATCTAATGCCAGTCCAGCGCCTGTTGTCGCAACTGCTGTGACGTATTGCTTCTCTAGCATTTCGCCAACAAGAATGCCGGCGCCGGCAGTAAAAGCGTCGGGGCCAATGAAAAACAACACAGGTTGGTTGTTCATCCGGCACGCGTGCAACGCTGCCGCTACGCCAGCAAAGTTATCCGTAGCAATAGCAAATTCGCTTTTGCTTTTGTTCTTGCGGCGCTCCAGCGGAATAAACTGCGACACGGCCCACTCCTTTGATATTTGTTGCACTTGCAACGGATCGAACAACAGAAAAGAACTTTGCAGCTTGTCCGGCAAAATAAGCGTGCCGGGTTTTTCGTCTGTAGGGTCGCCATAGTCAAGCATGGACCCGTGACCCCACAACAACCACTCAGTGCGTACGGATGATTTGTTTAAAATTTCCGCCGCAAACCTGACCGTGACACTCATTTCGCCAGCAAAGATTTGCCGGACACGCTTAGGTTCGACATTGAAATGCTTGCCAAACCGAATAATGTCGCCAGCGAACAAATGGTCACACACAGCGCGCACTCGGGCGCGCAGCAGGTCATCAGAATAAGTCAGCCAACGCCGTTTGTTTCTACGCCGTTTTTTTGGCTGCTCTGGAAGCTCTGGCATCCGCGTCTTTCTGTTTGAAATACGCCCCTAATGACTGCCCAGTTTTACGGCACACGCCTGTTCCAGACAACAATCGCAGATCTTGCCGCGCGTGTAAATACGCTGCCGTAAATTCCGCGTATCCTGTCAAAAGTTCGCGCGGATATCTGTGGAACTCTGCCAGCATGAAAAAGAACTCTGAGCTGGTTTCTGGCTTGGCAAAGTCGTCCGCAAGCCGGCACGATTTCAAATACTGCACTTTTGCGCCCGGTAACCGCACAACCGGCAATTTAATCTTTGGCGCATGCACAAGAAACTGCCGTGTTTCAATACGCCACCCGGTTTTTTGCGGTATGACAACTGTGCGACACATCGAGCCTTTTGTTGTGCGCTGCAGCTGTTTAGCACATTTGTTGTACGCGTATTGATGCCGCTGCAACTCGCCACGCAGGATTTTTGTGTAGACAAGTATTTGGCTATCAGAGCATCCAAGCGTTGGATGAAAATCAGCTGCTGCAATAAACCGAGAAACAACGCGACAAGTCATAACCAGCTTCGTAGTTGGGTCTTGTGCGCCTATCGTACGCAGCGTCTTTTTTACGTGCCGATATGACCACGCACATATGCGCGCAAAACAAAACGGACAAAATGCGTCACGCCGGCAAGGTCTAAAGACAGTTTCTTTTCGCCAGAAGTAATACAGATACGTTGGCCGGCAAAAAAAACACCGCCGAAACGTCAGTTCAAATTTGCGTTTGTCAAAATTATCAGTTTTGATATTTAATGCCCACAAATTGCGCCCGACAAGTTCTTGCAGCCGTTTTGTCCAAAGCCGGCGTATTGCCCGCGACAAAGACCTGACCTTGGTGTCTCGTTTGTCGGCAATTGCGCCTAGCACACAATATTGTGCAAACACCTGCGAAGCGCGGCTGCTAATTTTAACAATTTTCCATCTGTGCGGAATATACCGCTGAACACAAGCACCAAGATCAAAAGACACCACAACTACATCCTTGTGGGGGTGTTACAAAATGTCGGCTATTAAGGCCGACAAGCGGATGTTTTGTCACATGCTATTTTTGTTGCAAATTAACAAACGCATCAAGCCATGAACCCAGACATACGCGGAAGTTCAGGAAGTTCATGCCACAGCCAGCTCGGATCTGGTGTAATAACGTCGTAGCTGCCAATAACGTCGAACACGATGCCGGCAGTAGAGTCACGAACGTTGCAAATACGCGCCACGGCAATCCGACCATTTGTAGAACGCGTTACAGCTACAAAACTACCCGGCGTTGGCAACATTGCGCAGCAACATGTCCAGCCGAGTCGCGTCGGTTGCGCTACAGGAACGACCGGCGTGGCTGCGGCCGACGTAACGTCAGTTTCAACAGGAGCAGCCGTATTAGTAGTCGTAGTGCTTTCAGTCGTCATAAGTCGAATCCTTTCTGTAGTTATTGAACTTAATCAACATTGTCATTTTGCTTTATTTTGGCAGTATAAGTTTTAATTGCTGCAACAGCCGCCGCGAGCTGGGGCATACGTTCTTCCTCGGCAAAAACACCGTCGCCAATCGTAGCTGCCTCGTAGACCGTCTCGCCGCCGCAGCAGGGCACGTCTGCCCGGAACCAGCCGTGACGCAAGCGCAGATACCCGATTTGCTCGCGAGTGGTGTCGTCAAACACTTCATACTGTTCCGGGCACGCAGAGCAAGTTAGAACCAGCCGGCAGCCGTCGATAATGATATCTTGGTCAGACGGCTCGTAGAGGTTGAACCGGTCATCGTCAGCGTTCATTTCAGTCGCTCCAGCAGCCCGCGAAGTACCTTAGTTATTTCCCTGCACCGCTCATTGCAACCATCGTCGTATGAATCAGCGGCTTCCTTAATCGCCTCCCGCTCCTCGTCGGTAAGCGTGGGCTCGCCTGCGGCGATTACGGCCCTTAATCGCCGCACCTCGGCAGCGAGGAGTTCTGGGTCACGGCACTCGTCGGGGTCAATTCTCATTTGGTTCTTTCCAGTAGCTTGCGGAGGGTGGCAACGTATTCTCCATCGTCAAAGCTGTTTAGCGGCTTTCGCACTTCCTCAAACCACTCAAGCGCCGCCAGCTCCTCGTCGGTGAGCGTGGCGTCTTGATCCGCGAGACGGCGTATCGCTTCGCGCAGGCTAACTATCTCGTCTGCGCCGTTTCGGATAACAACGGCGTCTGCGTCAAAATCAGCCAATGCAGCTACCGCGCGCAAGCGGTCAACAATGTCAGTCATTCTGGCTCTTTCACAAAAATACCTTCAGGCGTCAGCGTACCCTTGCGGTCTTTGATAGTGTCGTAAGCCTTGGCTAGACATTCAGTGATATCAAAGCCGGACAGCGCGCAATAAAGAATCAGCGTTACAAGCACGTCGCCTACGCCGTCTACGCGGCCAGCGTCGTCGCCCTTGATTGTGGCGTCAGCTAACTCGCCCAGCTCCGACATAGTTTTCATAAGCTGCGACGTTGGATTGCTATTGGGAATAATCTGCCGCGCTTCTGCCCAGTCTTCTACAGCCACGACCAGTTCTTCAAACGTTTTAATTACAGGCTCAGCAGCGTAGTCTGGGGGGATCTCAAATTTTTCCGTAAGCTTGTTGTTCACAAAGCTCAGGATATTCATGCACCATTTGTTATTCAACACTCGTCGGTCCTTCAACTGAAGTTGGGGGTAAAATTTGTTCTTGTGTTTGTTCTTGGAGTTCTTGAGCTGCTAGTGCTTCGGCAATTCGCTCGCGCAATAGCTGCTCGGCTGTTTCTTGGTCGTCAATCTCGACGAACGGCAACTGGTCTTGCAAGTGCGCCCACTTTGTTGGGCCCACAGCGCCAACATTGATATCGCCGGGCTCTTGCGTTGAAAACTCGGCAAGCATCGCAATAGCGTAAGCGTCGGCTTTGTTTTTGAAAACTAGCGCGCGATTGCTTTTATCAGCAAACAACGCCGTGCCGGTTCTGTTGCAGATAATCCAGCGCACAGCGGCTTCGCCAGAGTCGATGTAGCCCGGCGCGTAATTTGGCGCTGAGTTGTGCTGCGGCGCGTCCGGCGAACAACACCGTTTAAATTTTTTGTCGCTGCCACACGGGCACTTGTCATTCCGCTTCATTAACCCTTCGCGCCGAATCGTACTCATCGAGCCTCCTTGCAAACACACAAAATAAGCCAGCTGCGTACTGCGCCGGCGCCAAAAATATCAAAATAGTGGTCAGTAAATTGACACCGCGGCTACAGTGCGAACGTACAGCTCTGTTTTGTGCTTAGGCGCGCGCAACAGCTGAGCATCATGCGCCGGCACATCGCCGTACGCCACGACAGACTCGCCGTGAATCACAACGCGGTCGCCGTAGTGCGTTACGTAACCGCACAGAACGCGTGTCTGCCGGGTTGTGGCGTCCCGGGCGATGATCTTAGGCTTTCCGGCCTCAAGAGTCACAGGCGGCCTGCCAGAGGCCTTAGAATGCGAAATTTGAACTGCGCCTGAAGACGCCATGGTTTTCCTCCGTGAAAGCGATGCGCAGCATACTGCATTTTTGGAATTCAGCAAAGCCACCGGCGAACTTTTGAAAAGCTAGGGGGGTAAATCACAATTTTTTGTGTCACAACTTGTTGGCACAATTAGAGTTAGCGCAAATCAAGCTCAAAATTCTTGTCCGCTTTAAACGGACCTAGTGTAGTTCCTACGGAACTACGTCGGGGTAGGAATTATTCCTACCCCGGGATACAACCAGAAAAAAGAAAAAACATTGGGGAGTCGGGGGATACTGCATTGCCTAAATAACCTATTTTGCGCATGCTAAAAAAGAGCAGAGCGTAGGGGCGGGTTTTACCCCGCCCCTACACGTATGCTTGTGCGATCACGTTGCAGTCGCTGGTTCTTTTTCTTTAGCTGCAGAATCGGTAGCTACGATCATTTCTTCTAGTTGCCGTTCTGGCAGTAGGTCATACAGGGCTGTTTCCATGTCCAGTATGAGTCGTCCATGCAGGCTGTCTGGACCGGTATAGATCATACAGCGCACATGCGGCTCTACAGCTTTGCCTGCAATATGCTCATGCAACATGACAAACGTCACGATGAAAAATTTATCTGCCGGCAACGCATCTATGACGTGTTGCGGAATAGTCCTGTTGAAGTGATAGATTCTTTCCGAGATGTCATTGATCTTGATCAGCACTTCTTTGTCGAGATATTTAAATGTTTTCACTGGATATTGTCCTCTGAAAAACTCATGGTTTGTCTATTAAAATCGTAACTAGGTATGGTCCATCGTTGCCGTTTGAGGCCGGTAAATCTTCCGTTTGTTTCTTGTTCAGACCACCGTGCTTGCACTTCTTTTTTTCGCGCTTCGATTTCTAATATTTCTTCTGGCGTTGGTTCTGCACAAACATGCGGTGTATCACGTTTGCGCAACACTTTGGGGTATTTTTTGCGGGGCAATTTGTGGATACGCATAAGTAACCGCAATCTGGTGCGAGTAATACGTAACATGCCACAAATAACGTCAATAGTATTGTTACTATTTAACAGTTCTCGCAATTGATCAATGTCGACTGGATTAGGTTTTGTCACAGATCTCTCCGTAGATCGTTAGCTACGTTGTGTTACTTGTCTTTTACAACCGTCCAACCAATGAATTTGAACACGTGTTTAGTAGCGTTGTAGTCACCTTCGTCGTCGTTACCGGGCATAATTAGCACAAGCTGTTTGTTCTTGTGGTCTACCCGAAATATGGTGCCGGACCTTGGAATACCCCAGACACCGCCGTCTTGGATAATTCTCACGCAGTTCCGGCACCACTCCAGAATGTGTTCTGGCGGGCGGTCACTATCAGTCGCATCTCTATTGAACGCTACCATTGAGTTTCTCCCGTTCTATCAATGCCCGGGCGTAGTCCATAGATACCAATTCGTGGCCAACCTGAAACCGGGCTAGCTCAGCAAGCAGCTCGGGATCCCACGGCGCGTGCAACGGCAATGAGTCTGGCCAGTGCATAGATTCGTTGGCGTACTCTTCACTTGCGCCGGCTTCTTTGTACGCCGCGACATAGGCGTCACGATAGCATTCTTCAGCCTTGTCGTTTTGCACGTCGACAACGACAGTTTCCCAGCCGTCGTCGTTTTTTTCGTCTTCGCTTATGGCAGCCGCAATACGATACGCGTAATGCGCCCCAACAAGATGACTAATGATTTCGGTGCAGTCGCTATCCGAAAAGTCACACGAGGCAAAGCTGCGCCGAATCAGGCTGGCAATCGTCTCTTCAGTTACAGGATCACGATCGGCAATCAAGAACTCTTCGCGAATGGTTTCCGGCATGGTCAGGTTTTCTGCTTTGTGGGATTAAACCGCTCTACGATCACACGCTGCCACTCTCGGGCTTGTGAGCCGCGGCCAAGGAAGTCGTGGTAGTTCAGCTTGAGCTGATGCACGATGTCAGCCAGCACGTCGAGGCCGTAGACGCCTTCCATAGACGCTACTGGCTTACCGGTTTTGTTATCAAAGATAGTGGCTTTGTAGTCGCTGAAATCGCTTTTGATAACATTGGTGTGCGCCTTGACCATGTCTTTGTGCAGGCCAAGCTTCAGGAACGCTTCGGGTTTCGTGATCGTGTGGCCGTCGCAGATATCCGCTACGGCAAGAATGACTTTGGCTGGGATATTCTCCCAGCGGGTCATGTCTTTATTCTTAGCTTTTGGTTTTGGCTTGTTTGTTTTTTCGAATGCCTTGCCCAGATGGGCGCGAGCTGACTTTATTTTGGGCTTTCCCTTTACGACTGCCTTTTTTGCTGCTTTCTTTTTTGCCACGGGTTACTTTCTTTTTTTGCGGGAGGAGAATATCAGTCACAAACCGTCTGCGCCGTTTAAGGTCTTTCGCCTTGCCTACGTCTTTGAGTGTCTCAGCGTCGACCCAAATCCACGCCTGCACATATGCGCCGTACTCGGGCTCATCTGTTGACACCGCTGCGTTGTCGTCAACTTCGATATAGCCTTCTTCGGTGCATTCTTGGGCAGCAGCGACGTAGTTGTCATGGAACTTGGATTGGTGGTCATCAGCAGCAAGGTCTACTTTGACTGCTAACACGCTGTTCTTTTTGATATCTTGCAGGTCTTCGTAATGAATGGCTACCCAGCAGACGGTGTCAAACGGCCGTATATCTTTATCGAACCGAGCGTTTTTGTTTTTCATGTTGGTTTTATCCGTCTTCTATACTTCTGATCATGTTGTCCCAACTATTGCTGGTGTCGGTTTCCCAACGACTTGGCGCCAACATGTGCACTATGCGCGGTCGGCGTTTTTGCACAATAACCGGCTCGTCTTGCAGGTTTCTGCCGCGGCTATGAATACGCCGCCGTAGAACTTTTTTGGCCTCACGACACTCGTCGCATGTTTTTGCTGCCATGGTTTTGTACGCGCCGCATGCGCAGTGCCGCAAGTCTGCTGCGGTTGTTAGTCCCCACAGGCGCTCTACATAGCGTTTCCGCCATTCAAACCATCGACGAAACGCACGAATTACTCGGTCGACACGTTTAGGTTCTACAGGCTGGGAAAGCAACGCTTGCGCTTCGACCGAGTTGTGTATGGTTTTTGCGCGTTCTTCTTCTTTGCCTGAGCAGTCTACAACGCGACATTTTCTACATGTTGCAGCATGCAAACTTTTTACACCGCCGCAATATACGCATATATTGCCGCCGCCGCGTTGTAACAATTTAACAGTGTTGTTTAATCTGCGTCGTTGTTTTTCAAGTTCCCAAACCTCAGCTAGATTTCCAAGGCCGTTGCGCTCTCGATACGCGCGCAATTTTCCAGTAATTCCAGAAAGCTCGGCTAGCTTTTCTTTGAGCTTAGCTTGTGTTTTGGCCGCAAGCGTGGTCATGCGGGGCCCTTGTGTTTTCCGTTTAGATATCAGTCCAGTACGCGTGTAACGGTGTTGTCTCGGGCTACGGTGCGCTGGTAGGTCACGCGGTACGAACCCGGGGGGAGAACCCAGTCTCCGTGCTCAGGATGCGTTACGGTGTTGGTTTCTGTCAAGGCGAAGATCGGGCCTGCGAACGCCAGCAGTTCCGCAGCCGCGTCAAAGCCAACAACGTTTGCCGGGCGGTCTTCGTTGCGATCTGCTGTGCGCATCAAAATCTGCCAGCCGGCTGCGGTTGTGTCGATGCCGTGCTGTTTAGCAATGAAAGCTTCAAGCTGCGTTCCGTTGAACTCCATTGGTGTGTATACCGTCACGCCGCGGCCATGCGCCAGACAATGACGGCTGCCTTTGGTGTTGCCGTCAGCAAGCTGCATTGGGAACGACGGGCTCGCTGGTTCAAACAAGATTGGCGTGGACGTAACATCCTCGATCAGCTGGATATAGATGTCACCCTGCCGAACAGCGTCGCCAATACTGGCGGCTTCAGGAAAGTTCTGCGGATCGTCATTCTTGATCTTCTCAACCTGCGCCTGCGCCTCACGAAGCTGGCGGACGGCGGTGCTGTTATTGATATCAAAGCTGGTAGCAGTAGTTGTCATGTGTAAACTCCAAGAAAAGGAACTAAAACTCAAGAAGCGCCCAGCAAACGCATGGGCTTTGATGCATACGAGACGTTGCCTTCAATACGGACATTCGCCATCCAGTGCTGCGCAGCTTCGCAGGTTGTGACTTCACTGGGCACGCTCAAGAAATACCGCCGGCCTGTAGATCTGCAGAACAGAACCATGCGTTTTTGACCAGCGGGCCGCCATCTGCCAGCATCTGTGTTATCCCGCATTTCTGAGCGCGGCGGGCCTACCAACATCTCGACAGTGTTATCCACGTCGTTTGTGCGCCGGTCAAGCACAGGGCAGTCGGCTTCGACAATGAACTTGTCCCAGCCAAACTTTTCGATAGCCAGCCGGCGGGTTTCCTCGTTACGGATCCGCAGGATATGGTCGGTCGAAAGCTTATTTGGCGTCTCGACGATGTACTTGCCGCCTTCTTCCATATAGTGACCGTTGTTGAACCACAGCCGCGTATTGTCAGCCCACGATACGGCGGGGCCCGTCGTGCTGTGCATTTCGCCTTCTTGGTCCGTGTGGATTGTTGGGCGGTCAGCCAGAATAACGCACGACTTCTGGAACGCCATAAACGCCGTGCAATGGTGAAATACTTCGTGCTCCCACGTCATTTCAGGCGCGTCGAGCTTTAGAATGCGGCACAGGATCTCAGAGTCAATGGCTTTAGGCTGCGATCCAAGAAACACACTTTGCGCAACAAGTCCATTATCATCTGATTCTTCGGCTAGTAGATCTTCGATATCAACAGCGCGCCGCAATTCGCCGATAGCGTACAGCGTGTTGTTGTTACCCCAGATTGCTGCTGATTGAATTTCACCAAGTTTTTTGCTGGTATTTGTTGTCGTTACAGGGCGTTTAGTGCCGTCCCAGCTGCAGACTTCTTGGGTAATGCTTGTCAGCGCATTTGCGTCGTTGAGCATAGACGTAACGATAGGCATTACGTTTTCAAGCGTATTTGTCCGGTACACGGTTTCGCGGTTTTCAGGGTTTCTGTCAAACCCGGGGCGCCAGTTCACGCGTCTGTGGCCAGTCGACTGGCTTAGCATTTTTTCACGCTCAAGATACTCGTTGTGAATAGCGCGCCGCCACGTACGGGCAAACTCTCGCTGCTCGTCCCACCACCGGGTACGGCCATGGTTCCACTGCGCCATTGAGTCGCGCCGCAGCGGTTTCAGAAATGCCGCGTCTAAGCCAAGCAATTTGCACAGCTCTTCTGCGTACTTTTTGTTCATGCGCCCGCGCACAACACTGCCGGCAATCATGAACGCCACCGGAGAAGCAACGGTATAAAACGTAATGTCTTTGTTCTTGCTGTGGTCGCGGCGATACGAACCAATGCCGTTGGTATAAGCAGCCCGAATACACGTTTTTGCTTTTTCGAGATTTGGCGTGCCGGCAAACACAGTGTTTTGCCAGCGCTCAAACGTCTCTTTTACAATTGCCTTATGCGCCTTAGAGATAGCGGATTTCATGTGGTTGATTAGTTGTTTCAGGGTAAGGTGTGTACAGAGGGTGCTGATAAAGCACTTTGCCGCCGCGGGATATCTGAATCTTGATAATGCAGTGGTCGAGAATAGACGGGCCACCGCGCGTGCGCTTGTTGTAGAGCACAATTGGGACTTTATATTGTCCGCAACTACGGCCTACGTAGCCGCACATATTTGCGCTATCGCCCCAGTCTTGGCCAGCTTGCGGGCCTGTGATGTTGCCGTACCGGAATTTGATACGCCTGTTATACAGCCGGCATGCTTCCAGTATGTTGGCGACTTCTACAGGCGTTTCATCGTGATACCACGTCTCGTTGATCAGCAAGTGTTTCTCCCTTGAGCGTTAAATCGTGTCGCGCGAGCGCTTCACGAATCTGTGTTAGGCTTGTAAGCCCAAACCCGCGGCACTCCATAAGATCGGCCGCGCTTAGGTTTATGATGCCAGCAACAGACGTAGCGCCAAGACTAAACAGCGCTTTTTGTGCTCGGGGGCCTAAGCCTAGCCAGTGAACATGCTTTTGCAGAACGTCTGTCTCTTGCGCTGGTGGTGGCGCAGTTGGCCTTGGGTTGGCAAAACCGGAGAGCAGCAACGAGCCAGTAGCATCAATTTCAAACGTTTCAAAAGCGTCGCAATCTGTAAGCCAGTAGTCGGGGATTGGCAGGATCTCAACAAAGTCATCGCCGCCGACTAGTTCACGGCTCATGCCGTACCAGTCATCAAACTCTCCAACACTTGGGTCGCAGCCTTTGGCGTAGATAACGTGATTAGATGCGTCACCTTCTGTAAGCAAGCGCGGCTCGCCGTTGCTCATGAGGTAAACGCCCTGATCATGTACGAATAAGAGCGCGGGGCCTTTGGGCGTTCTGTTAGTGATCGGCGGCAAACCCGCTGCTGCGCATTCTTCATCTGTCATGTTCTCGTAGCCCATATCGAACTCAGTCGAAGCCATAGCGTGCTCAATGAGCGGCTTCAGTTCCGACGTCTTGAACCTGCAGATTCCCATCTTCTAGTTCCCTTTCGAGATTTTTGCCGCGTCCGAGCATCCAGCCTTCGGTTTTGATATTTGAAAGCCAATCCGCCACGGTGGGGATTCGGCCTAGGTCTTCTTTGACGTGCTGCTCGCCGATATAGCGCACAGGAACGACTCTGCCGGCCGAATTCACAATCGTCACGCCGAAGATCCTCTCGGCCATGAAGATGCCCTCCGTGTGATGCCGGAGGGCTCTGTGGCGGAAATCAGCCATGTGCGCTTTGGACTCATCGAACCAGTCGTGGATCTTTTGGTAGTCCGCGGGTTCGCCACCCCACTTACGGGCTGACGATATCGCGTGGTGGTATGGGTGAGCCATCACGCCTCCGTTTGTTTTGCGGGTTCCGGCGGGCGCTTAAGTAACTCTTCTTTCCGCGCCTTTTTCGAAACAAGCGGTTCCAGTTTTGTAATAAACGGAATAATCTCGCTACAGCGCATTGTGTTGTATTCTTTCAAAAACTCAGAGTTTTTACTCTTTTTTGCGCGCTGCCACCACACTTTTACTCTGGCGTGCGGATAACTAACCGTTCCGCCTCTGCCGGGATGTTCCGGTGCGCTGATAATGCAAGTCTCCACCGTGTCAGACCACGTCACTTCGCACAAAAAATCTTTATTAGTTCGCCAATCGCCGGTAACGTAAACATCAAACGTATTTTCGTCATAATCGCTTTCCAAAATTGGAAAACGTTCAATTAGTTCACGCGTCCAGTACTCAACTTCGATTTCGGCCGCAGCAGACATCGCGGCGTCGGCTTCGTACTTTTTACGTACGGCCTCTTTTGCGATGGCGTCAATTTCTTGTTCTGTCCATTGTTTTCCGTGCCATATACTTGCCATCATTCCTCCTTTGTGCGTTTATTAGCCAGCCGCGGGACCATCCGGTCGTACGGCGGGTTGTCCTGTGGGCTCAAAGAAGCCAGCAGGTTTTCTAGCGTGTCAATCTCTTCGTCGAATCCCGCGTCAGACAAATCCATTGCCGTCAATACTCGTTCTCGCGTCCTTGGCATATCTGTCACGACAACCCGGATAAACTCCAGCGCTGTCACAAGCGCTGACTGTAACCCAGCCGGTAATGGTTGCGGCTTTTTCATCAAAACTCTCGTTCGTATGTGTTTACTTCTGTATACCGCTGGTTATGTTCAAGCGTGATTTTTCCGTTTTCAACTGTAATATCAATTTCGCCGTAAGCGCCGTCGTTGTTTTCCCAGCCTTCAAAACTATCTGACACAAGCTTCCACAAAGCGTTTTCAAACGCGTCTGCTATTTTTTGTGTAAAAATCTGTTTGTTGGCTTCAACTTTGGTAATATGCTGCGTTAAAAAACTATTTAACGTCTGTGAGCTGTGTTCGCCTATTGGCAGTTTTGGGTTGCCGGATATAAACGTAAAATCGTTTATATCTCCAGAATCTCCGCTGCCGTCATAGGTACACGTCACTTGCGTGACACCCATTGTTTTGAGCAGCTTGCAGGTGTCTTTAAGTGTTTCAACGGCTGTTTTTTCTTTTTTGGTTTTTGCCATGTGTTAGTAGCTCGCATATACAGTGCAGGGTTTGCCAGTCTCGCGCTCTCGGCGCTCGGCCAGCGCGACAAAGTCTCGAAAAGATTGCACGACATCTTCAGCGTGCTCTGAACCAGCTTCTGGGTACAAGCGCAGGCAGCGCTCGCGCGCGGCAGCTTCAACACTCATTGCAGGTGTGAGGCTGTCAGGTATCTCAAGCGCCGCGCTGTTTTCGTTGATCTCGGCCTGCAGTTTTGCCAGAAATTGGTTTGGGTCTTTGCTAATATCTTCGCCAGCCATAACGCCGCCGAGTAGCTTACTCATTAGGGCGGTCATGGCGTGGCCGCCGTTGCAGCCTTCTGCTGCTGGCGCTGCGTTTGTCAGGCGCTCGCGCATGACAGCCGCTGGAATCTCAGCGCGGCAGTCGTCTGACTCAAACGCCTCTTTGACCAAGATCTGCGTGGCATATGGCCCGCCGTGATACGCCTCGCGCAGGTAACCAACATGGCCAGATGTGGGAGAAAACCCGATAGACATCTGGTCGTCTTTTGCCTGCTTGTTTTTGCCTTCCCATTCCAAATAGATATCAATTCCCACGGTTTAGTCCTCGGTAAAAAGAGAGAGGGCGCCGAGTACACACTCGACGCCCTCCATGGCGTTCACTCGTAGCTGGGTCCGCAATTAGCGGCGAACCGGCTTGTACACAGTACGGCTGTTTTTGCGCACAACCGCGCCGCCGAACAGGCGGTTACGGCAGCTTTCCGAGTTGCACGTTTCCGCGTTGTAGAGCTTGGGCGCCGACTGGCAACGACCGTTTGCGCAAGGCGAAACGGCAGAAACCAGCTCGATCACCACCGGTTGCGGGGCAACTACCACGGTTGCCGGCTGCGTGACAACAATCGGCGCAGCCTGCTTGGTGGCAAGAATGCTTTGGGTGCCGTCAGCCAACGTGGGCTCACCGGCAACCGCAGCGGTTGCAACAAACGAAACACAAGCAACAAACAAAGCTGTAAAAGCCTTCATTACGAACTCCTTTGAAATCACCGAACCTTGCGACAACACGTACATGCGTTGTCGTCAACATAGCTGACTGGTTCCACCGGCGAGCTATGCTCATCAGCTACACCACAGGTATAGCAGTTGAATTTTCAAAATCAAGCCCATTTGCGCCTAGTGAAACTAGGCGTTTTGGACAAAAAACTACATATGGTCGAACGGGCCACGGAGGTCGCGTGTTTCCAATTTGTCGTCGAGCCATTTTGCTTCCGCGGCTAGAGCGTCGCCGCGGCTCTTGAATGGCCCGAGCGTTGGGCCGTCGACTGGCGATAAGTCAGCCAGCCAGTTGCCGGGGTTTGCCGGGTCTGGCTCAACATGGCTGGCCCTTTTGATATCAATAGCGCCAAGCGTTGCGAGATTGATGTTCTCGCTGTACAAGCACTGCGCATTACCGTTGGGTCGAATAAAGATGTTCATACAGACGCTCCATCGGCACTCATAATCCGTCGGGCTGGCACAAGGGTGTCGAGATTCACGGGCATGCGCACACCGCTTTGTTGGCGGGCAGCAAAAGTATCAGCGGCAACCAAAGCAGCGCGAGCTGCTGGGGGCACGTTGTATCGCGTAAACATACTTGCGTCCCGGGCGGTAACTTTGACAAGTGCCGCTTGCGTATCTGTGGTTAATTTCACATATACGTTATTTGCGTCACTCTCCGGGCGAAAGTTTAAATTGCACCCAACAATCATTGCATGCCCTACAAAATCAATCCACGCGTCGATGCGCTCACAACCTACAATTGTTACGTGGTCCGCGATATTAACGCAATTGGTGTCATGGTTAGACGTAAAAGTGCGCTGGTGGTAAAGCTGACTGCCGGCAATCTTAGCGTAGCCACGCACGCTGATGAAACCCTGCAGCGTTGTGCAAACAAGGTGTGTGTGCCCACCGACCATTACGTCATACGATAACGACGAGTTAAACAATGTGGCGTAACCGTATACTGCGCAGCGATCCCCAATCTGCGAATTTATGATTGTGGCTTCGTCGCGCACGGTGGCCGAGCCGGTAATGACTGAAGTGCCCTGCACCGTGCCGCCCCACAGCTTGGCATTTTCTGATGCTCGTGCCGTGTCTGTCATGATGGCATCGCCGCCAACAAAAGCATTCTGGTTTACGGTGGCGTTATCCATCAATTCAGCTGTGCCGCAAACGTGCGCTTTGTGCCTGACCTGCACTTTACCGACAATTACAGCGTGGTGATACACCCGCGCTGTCTTGGCTACAAATACCGTGTCTGCTACCTTTGCTGTGTCTGCGACCCAACCTTCGCCATTTACGTGCCTATGGGCGAATACTCGCCCACGCCCATCTTGAAAATCATGTTTCGGCGCTCTTTTCTTTCGCACCTTGACTGGCGCGTCAGCATCGAGCTTTTTCATCTCTTCTAATTCCGCAAGTGGCGGAATCATTTCAGCCATTTTTACTCCATCGACATGATTCGGCGTCTAGGCGCTTCGGTGATGAGTGTGCTCAAGGTCGTCTGCAGTTCGCCCATTTGGTGGGTAAGATTTTGCCGCAGCGTCTTACTGTTGCGCACGTCCTTTGCTGTGACGCCGCTGACGAGGTTGTTGGCCTGCGAAATCAGCGTTTCAAGCTGCGGATTTGACCGCACGTTCATGCGGCGGAAGTTCTCGTAGAACTCCTTAAAGTTATCAATAGCCGTAACCTTGAAGATCTTCGGCTGGCCGTCGGGCGCGTCTGTAAGCCGCTCGATCAAGTGGGACACCATCTCTGACAGCTGCTCAGCGAACGCGTCTTCAGCCAGCGCGACGGCGTTCTCAAACCGCTGCTGGATTCGGGTCTGCTCTTGGGCGTACAGCTCGGGGTTAAAGTTCATGAGATAGCGCGGCGGCTCAATGGGCGGATACTCCCATGTGACCGAGAAAACACCCTCCAGCGTCGCCGGATAATCCGCCGGGTTGTACAGCTGGCCCAGCTTTTCCCGGGCTGCTAACTTGATCGACTCATACTCCAGCTGCAGGTTTGAAGAAGCAGCGGCCAGTTGGTCTTTAAACTCCCGCATCTTTTCTTCAAAGCCGACCACGTCCTGCTGGCGGATTAGCCGGATACCCTCCTGTGGGTACGGCAGGGTCAGGCCGCGCCAATAACCCTGCGCTTGACTCTTGATTGCCGTTGCTGCCCGATATGCCGGGTGCGTAGTGTCAATCAGCCGCTTGGACGCCTTGACCAAATCTGTCGACGCGTCAAACGCATCTGCCGCCTGCTTGGTCTGCGCATCAGACAGTTTGCGCTGCGTACCCAGCCACGAGAACGACAGCTTGACAGCGCCCATGTTCTGGCGCATCTCGTTTGCTGCTGTTGCGATGTCCTGCTGAACTGGGCTCTCAACCTGTTCGGTTTCTTCTGCCATTGACTTTGGTTCCTTTGCTATTCGAACGGCAATAGCCGCCGGCGAACGCCGTTTGTTGTGTATTCATTCTGGGTAATATTAGTGACAGGCTCTGGCCCGGTTAGCGGTTCAAGCCCCGGTATTTGCGCCGTGCTTGCGACTACGATAGCTTGCCCGCGTTGGTCGCCAATAAAAAGCACGCCGTCTGCAAAATTGTAAGCTAACTCGCCGTACGCTAGGTTTGACGGCACACAGCCTGCAATTGCGCTGCGTTTAATTCGGACAGTGTATGACATGTGTTTTACTCGACTACGACGTCTGGGTGCAGGTTGTCATAAAACTGCAGCGTAACGTCTTCCAGCGCAGACAACTTTTGAATGGCTTCTTTTGCTAGTTCGTAATTCTTTTGCACCCAATCGTGTGTGCGCATTGCTTGTTGAACTTGTTCGTGCAATTCGTAATCATCGCCCAAGAGCGATCTTTCTTGCCATTCAGTGATAAGTTTTTGCAACTCAACGTTCAGCTGGTTTGAAGACGCTACAACATTGAGAATAGTCAACATTTGTTCGTAATAATCAGGAAATATGTTGATAATGCCGGTGACTTGATTGTTGGCTTCGTCTAATTTGCCAATGAGCGTAAAAAAGCGGTTTCGAATGTGATCAGGTAATTTTTCGTCCATTGCACGTGTTTCTTTCTGTAGGCAATCGCGGCTTGCAACTACACAGTTGCTGGCCGCGAAAAACTAGTTGACCGACGTGGCGTTGATGACCTTGCGGGGCTTCTGCGGTGCTACTGCAGTACGCGCCTTACCTACGCGGGAATACAGGCCAGCGGTATCAGCAGACAAGCAGCGACCTGTGGCCCAGCTACGCAGGTTTTCGATCTGTTCAGCCGACGTAACCGATACCGGCACGACGTTCTGCGCAGCTTCAAGCAATGTGACCTCAAGCAACGCAGCCAAGCGACAGCACGACTTGATCTCGGCGCCAGTCCAGTTGGAATCGTCTGGCTTTGCCTGCGACTTGTCGATATCGAACTGACTTAGATAGATATCCCAGATCGTTGCGCGTTGCTCATCGCTCGGCAGATCCACGAAGAAGATGCCGTCGAAACGCTCGGCACGTGCAAACGGCGCCGGCAGTTGGCTGGCGTCATTGCACGTACCGATGAAGAACACGTCGCTGGTGTGGTCGTTAAGCCACGTCAGCAGCGTGCCGAACAAGCGGGCGCCGACGCCGGAATCATTGGCGCCGGAGTTGCCCACACCAGCCAGACCCTTCTCAATTTCATCCACAAAAAGAACACAGGGTGCCATGGCGTCGACCTGCTTGAGGGCTCGGCGCATGTTGCCCTCGGATTCGCCGACAAACTTGCCCATGAGTGAGCCGAAGTCGAGCATCACCGTGGGGCGACCCACTTCGTTGCCAAGCGCTTTGGCGAACTGGGACTTGCCGCAGCCCGGGGGCGACAGCAAAAGCACGCCCTTGGGTCGCTTGTCGACGTTCGTTTCGCCCTGCCGCCGCATGGCACGCAGGCAGAACTGTTTCAGGTTCTCAAGCCCGCCAAGGTTCTGGAAGTTGGCGTCGCCGCGATACAGAGTCATGGTGCCGCTCTTTTCGAGCGTCTGCGCCTTGATGTTCCAGATCACGTCAGACGACAGCTTTTTGTTTTGGACGAACGAGAGCGCATACGCATTCTCGGCCTCCTGCCGGGTTAGGCCGCGGGAAGCGTCTACAACAGCCTGCACCTCGGCTTCAGTCGGCTTGATGAACGCCGGGTTGTCGTTGACGTTGTCATTGATGAGATCGTTGCAGGTCTTGGTCAGCTGCGTGTTATTTGGCAACTCGTGGTGCACAACAGTAAACAGCTTCTCGATTTCGGGCTGAAGCTGCAGTACGGGCGACACGATTACGATAAACTGCCCGACGCCTTTGCCAAGCGCAGCCCGGTTTGCGAGCGTCTGCAAGACTTCTGGGTTTGCCAGAAACCGGTGGAAGTTTTTCAGCACCAGCACCACGGGCGGCGAGTTCGGCGGCGTGATTTCGGCCAGATCTGCTAGATATTTCAACGGGTGCAACGGGCTGGGCGCGGGCGTCACCTTAGAATAAAACTGGCGGTCGATGTCCCACAGTTCCAAATTCCACTTTTTATCTTCCGTCATCTTGCGGATAGAGTCAATCGCGTCGTCGCATTCCAGCGTTTCCACCCAGATGCCGGAGAATCCAGCGCAGATCAGCTCATTGATATCTTTATCGAGTGCCATGTGTTCCCTTCAGGTTAGTTCTGGATTTCGTTCGTCTGGTCGTTGGTCGCGGTGTAATACTCACCGGTAAACGTCTCACTGGTCGTGGCGCCCAGCGCGGCTTCAAGCGCGCGGGTGGCGTCTTTGCAGGCGCTGCCCGAGAAGCCAGTGGTTTCAATCTTTGTCTCGCCCTTGGGGCTGATAGTGATCTGAATAGTCTTTGACATGTTTAGAAACCCTCCACGCTGATGTTGAGCTTGATCGAACCGTCGTCCAGCGTCTCCTCGTACACCGAGTAGCCGCCCTTCTGGGCCTCATAGATGGCCTTTTCGACAGCGTACGCTTGCAGGAACCGGTCAAGCTCTTCCTGCTTGCCCCACGAGCCGTTGTAGTTGTCGTAATCCAGTGCGCCCGTGGTGGTGTTAATAACCACCGGATAGTTCCAGCCTTTCAACTTGACGCCCAACCCTTGACGCTGCACGCCGAACACGTTGAACGTGTCGGCCGTAGCAGCCGCGATACCCAGCCGGCGGCAGGCAGCCTGCACGGCGTCAACGTCCTTAACCTCGGTCTTAATTTGTACGATGTGCGACATGTGTTATTTCTTTCTTTCTTTGACGATTTCTGCGAGCGCGCAGTTGACAGTGAATTCAAATTGATCTGGCGCGATATAGTCAGTGCCAGCAAAAGCCTGTAGTACATCAACCGCAACATTACGGCTGTAGATAGTTTTGAATTGTTTTGGCCCGCTTATTGTGTCCACGCGATATTCAGTCACGTCGTGCAACGTGACAACCTCTGGAATCACAAGCACGTCTTTGTACGCTTCACGCAGCGTGTTAATAGCATCTAGCGCGGTCAAAATGCGTTCTTTGTCGGCGTCGTGTTCTACTTCGCTGTATGGCTGCATGCGTGGCCTATGACTTCTGTTTTTGTTTCGATCCAAACGCGCGCGCCGCAATTCAGCGGTTTGTTAGGCGAATAAATGACCGTTGACGGGCCCGTTATTTCGACTGTGGCAAACCGATACGATTTGCCGCGCCACTGAATTGTGGTAACCGGGTCTACCGCGCCTGTCTTCATATTGCTTCGAATGATGTGCATATTGACGTGAATGCGCTTGATTGTGCCTGCAGGGAAAACACGCGTTTGCGTTTCTGCTGGGTCAAGCGCGCAGGCGATTATCGCCATGGCGGCTCCTGTGCGCGCCCAACGGGGCGCGATAAAGATATCTAGCCCGCCGCCGCCCTCGGGGTATGCTTGCCGCTTTATCAGTGCGGGGCAGGACCAAGGGCGGCTAGGCGGGTAGACAAGAGAGTGTAAGCTTAGCGGCTCACGTCGTAGACACTGCCCAGCTGCTTGTGCGTCGACAGAATCTCTTCTGCCGTTGTGTAGCAGCCGTCACAGGCAGCCAAAAAAGCCGCGGCGGCTTTCAGCTGCGTCATCGGCAACACGGTTGACTTTCCAGTTGTCACGGCTGGGCGCTTGGGCAGCACACGCGCCGTTTCCGGCACCGTCACCTGCATCGTTTTCTTGCCCTTGGCCGCAACGCGGCTCTTAGCGTCAGCGTCGGTTTTCTTTGCACGCGGCGCGCCACCCATACCAGCTTTCTTCAACAGCTGACTGACCTGCGCCGGGCTGACTTCAATCTTACGCTTGGCCAACGCTGCAACGATATCGACGCCACGCATCGAATCTCCAGCTGCCTTCCGCTTGTTAATTTCGTCACGGATGTGATCAGCACCGCTTTTCTTCTCGGACATAGCTGCGTTCCTGTTGTTTGCGCCAGTTGTACTAGGCGCGTCTTCTTCGTCGTCAGCCACAGTGGCTACGACTTCTTCATCATCATCCTCGGCGGCGGGCTCGTCGTCATCGGCCGTAGCTTCATCTTCGACCAGCTCGTCGTCGTCGTTTTCATCGGCAAGATCCACTTCGGTATCTTCGCCTTCTTCCAGTTCAGCATCGACGTCCGAGTCGATATCGTCATCCTGTTCTTCAGTCTGCATCCGTGTGACTTTCTTTTTTTCGTCGTCTGCCTTGCGCACTGACGACGCAAGCGGCTTTCCCCACATGCTTTCTGACATGACAAAAGCGTCTGCGTTTTTCTTTGGCATCTTTCTCTCCAGTCTGCCACGCCCGAAAACGTTTCGGGGTTCCGTGCGGCTAAATACACAATATGCCGCAAAAATCAAAAATCAACACCCCGGCAAAAATTTACGCAAATAGCGCGTAAATGCGGGTGTAAATTAGCCGCGGCAATCTTTCAGCAGCGGTTGAAACGCAAAATAGAGTCTGGGCGCGTCAACAAACACTACCGTGCCGCGCACCGCGTCAACCTTGCGTATGACGTGGACATATGGTGGTTCAAAGTGCGAGACTTCGAAATTGTCTAGCAGCTCTTCGCTTGTCCATACATCGCGGCCATACGTGGTTTCTAGCAACGCCCGAACTTCGCCCGCGGCCATGTGCGCAAAACGATTGTGGAGGACATGCGCTAGCGCTGTTCGATCTTCGCCAACAAGCTCAATATTGGTTGTTGGAATTTTTGCGCTAGGTTTGTTCATCGGTTTGGGTGGCTGCAATTTGGTTCAATTCTTCTGTGTGTGCTTGAATCTTGTTGTTAAGCTCAATTGCGTAGTGTTGGTAAAATTTCAATTGCCCCACCAAATCTTTGTGCACCTCGCCGCTAAAATTGGCCAGTTGTCCCAAAAGCGTAATGAGGCTGATGTAGTAGGGAGGTTGCGTACTGCGTAATTGCAGCAAGCCTGCCGGCATTTTTTCTGGTTTATTTTCCCACACCGGGATAATCGCAATTCCGTGGAGTTCTGGAATTGTCTGCAGGATGTTGACGCAAAAGCCTTCAGTTTTTTTGATGAATTCTGCGTCAAACGGCATTCGGGTGGTTGGGATGTCTGTCGGCACTTGTTCTTGCGCGTCCATGCTTTTCCTTATCTATTGTGTGTACCGCATGCGCTCTGGCAGCAGCCCGTCAATGATATTCCCTAGTCTCGTTGCTGCAAGTCCGTAGATGACGAGCGTCAGCAGGCCGTCCAGAATACCACCGACCCAGTTTCCTGCCAAGAGTAGCAAAAACAGGTAGACAGGTATGTGGTATGACTTGCAAAACGGACACCCTAGCCACTCCAGCGCGTAGCCTTTGAGCGTATTATGTGGCGTAACGTCTTGCAGCGCTTGCGTATACGCCCGGGCTGCCGCAAAAAGCGACCCCTTGTGCCAAACTTCGATGACAGCGCCTGCGGCAAGCACAACAGCAAAGAAATCAAAATAAGATATCACGGCGTTTAATCTCTTCGGTTTCGGCGGAATTGTTTACAGCGTTGTTCTTCGGCTTCTTGTTCTTCGTTTTCTGCGGCTTCTATTTCGCCTTGTCTAAGTCCGTTTATGGCAATAGACATGCAATAAATAACAAAACCAGCAATGATAAAACTGCTGAGGCCGTACGCGCGACCTGTAATAACCGCACTAATCAGTAGCGCGGCGGCTACACCCATAAAGACCGTATGCGTAGCATTGAATTCTGGCGACATTCATTTTCATTCTGCGTATTGATCACCAAACGGCCACACGCGCGTTCTTCCAGTGTCTGCAGGTTCGCTACAGGTTTGTTGCGAAGTTTGTGCGTTGGCGTATGGCGGTTCTAGGTTTAAATGATTGACAGCGTTATCGGGCAGGTAAATACGCGGCCCGGGTCCGCGTAATGTGCTCTGGAAGATTGGCTGGCGCCGTTCTTGATACAACTTTGCGGATCGGCCAATTTGTGGCATAATTTGCTCCTTAAATGCAACGGTGCACCGTTTAGTATACCGTTGCCGTTCCACAGGGTGTAGCTACTGCGGCGGTAAAGCTTTCACAGTGATGTATGGCAGCTGCTTTTGCCGTTGCGCGGCAAATGGAATTGCCGGCCGCGGCATCTTGGCTAAAAACACCACAACGGTTTGCGGTGGTTTTACGGGTTGCCGCTTTATTGCCTTGCGGGCTTTAAACGCAGCAACGCCGAGCTGCAAAAGACCGAATGCGATTTGAAACAAACCGCAGACGATCATTTTGAGATATAACACTGTGTACTGGACCAAAATGCCGCAGCTGTTTTCCAGCCATTGCAGTTCCGGCTCATTTGCTTTCAAATATACGCGATTGCTCGCGTGCCCATACTTACGCATATGTCACCAAAAATAGTGCAAGATCAAATCTTGCGGGATACAAAACGAGCGCTTGACATACCGACAGCCGGCATTCAAACGCTTATCGACGATCTTCTGACAATTGACGCCACTGATCAGGCGTCTGTACACGCTAAAGCTGCCGTCTTGCGAGAGCTAGCGGGGCGGCACGCGTTTCCGTCCCTTGAGCCATTACTTCCACTTGTACTGAATCTTAATGGACGCCCGTACACTATAAAAGACCATTTTGCTTTTTCGCCATTATTCCGCGTCCTGACACCAAAAAACCAAGTATGGTGTACGGGCCGTCAGGTATCAAAATCTACGTCTCTTGCGGCGCATGGCGTGGTGTTTGCCAACTCTGTACCATTTTTTAAAACACTGTATATTACTCCTCGGTTTGAACAGATTCGAAGATTTAGTAACAATTACGTACGGCCGTTTGTTGACTTGTCTCCAATCAAATCGCAGTGGAGCGGAACGAGTACAGAAAATTCTGTGCTGCAGCGTTCGTTCAAAAACAACTCGATGATGTTGTTTAGTTTTGCGTTGCTCGATGCCGATCGGGTCCGCGGTGTTAGTGCAGACAGAGTATGTATCGACGAAGTTCAGGACATGGACCCGGACCACGTACCGATCATTCAAGAAACAATGTCGTATAGTCGTTGGGGGACCAGTTACTACACAGGAACTCCGAAGACCCTAGACAATTTAATTTACGGGTTATACAAACGCTCGTCTCAAGCCGAGTGGTTTATACCGTGTGAGTCTTGTAAACACTGGAACATACCAGCGCTTGAACATGATCTTGACGCCATGATTGGCGATTACAATATTCATATCAGCGAAAAACAGCCGGGCACTGTTTGCGCAAAGTGTCGCAAGCCTGTTAATCCGCGGCACGGTCGTTGGGTGCACAGATACCCAGAACGCCGGTGGCAGTTTGCTGGCTATCACGTCCCGCAGATCATTTTGCCGCTCCACTTTGCCGACCCTGAAAAGTGGTCGACTTTGTTATTAAAACGGGAAGGGTATGGCAACATGACCCAAGCCCAGTTTTACAACGAAGTCATGGGCGAAAGCGTAGACACCGGACAGAAACTTATTAGCGCAACAGATCTGCAAGCTGCGTGTGTGTTAGACTGGGAAAACAAGAAAGAACCAGACCCCAAGTGCTACAAAAATTTAGCTGACTACAAGCACCGCATTCTGGCTATTGACTGGGGTGGCGGCGGGGAAGCCGGGATTAGTTTTACCGTGCTCACCGCAATGGGTTTTCGCCCCGACGGCACAATCGATGTGCTTTGGTCCAAGCGGCTGCTTATTGGCGGTGACCATCTGGCTGAAGCTATCGAGTGCATGAAGTGGTCAAACTTTTTTAAGTGCGACTTTGTGACGCATGACTATACCGGTGCCGGCACGGTTCGCGAGACAGTTATGGTTCAAGCCGGATTTAACCTTGACCGAGTTATGGCTATGCGCCTCGTTCGGTCGGCGGCGCAGGATTTGTTGGTGTACAAACCGCCGACCGAGATTAATCACCGCGCGCATTACAGTATCGACAAGACCAGATCGCTGCTGTACACCTGCCAAGCTATCAAATTGAAACAAGTCCGGTTTTTCCAGTACGACTGGGCGTCGCAGGATATGCCGGGTTTGATCTCTGACTTTTTGGCGCTTGTCGAAAACAAAGCTGACTCGCGAACCAGTAGTGATATTTATACCATTACCCGGAACACTCTGCTGACTGACGACTTTGCGCAGGCCGTCAATCTCGGCTGCGCTGCGCTTTGGCACATCAACGACGCGTGGCCCAACTTTGCAGCGATTGCCGGCGTGGCTAAGATCACTGAGCGCCAAGCCGCTGCCGAACGAATAGAAGAAGACGACTGGGCCGATGACGCTATTGGCAGCCGCTATATGGGTTACTAATAAATCCGCCAGCAGTAATTGCGCAAGTATTCTTTTACTATTGCAATATCGCGGATTGGTGTGGCTTCGATGTTTCGAACCACGACTAGCGCCGCGTCGTGCATAGCCTTTGCAGCTTCTGTGCAGTCCATGCTACTGTCGTATAAATCCCAGCCGGCGCCTGTCCTTGGGATTGCCGGGCCTTTACCGTGCACAGCAGCGTCAAGCAGGCTTTGAAATACGCCGTCTGGTTCAGTGTCATTTGCACCAAACGCGCGATACTTGCTTTGGATTTTTTCAAATTCTTTAATCCACGCTTTGATCGCTTCCAGCGGCACGGTCATTGCGGCTGATTTCGTCGAGGAGTTTTCCAAGGTTCTTGCCTTTGTCTGTAATGGAGAACGCAAATGCACCTTTGTCGATGTCATACTCAGAGTCGAGTAACCCGCGTTTTACACCGCTGTGCAGCACATTTGACATGATGCGTTCGCCAAGCGCGTGCATCATTTTCATCATCTTTTGTTTGTATTCAGCTTCGTTGTCAGCGCCGATACCGAATTCGTCTTCTGTAAAAATATTACAGTGTTCTTTGATAATATTAATCGTTTCCTGCGTAGACAAAAACTCTTGCATGTACTCGGTCATTTGCGGCAGTTTGTCTTCGCACATTTTTTCAAGAAATCGATGAAAAGCTTGTAACGCCATATTTCGGACGTCTTCTACACCAGTATGTGTGTGGTGCGCGTCATTGTTTTCAAAATCAGCCATTGATGTTCTCCTGCAGTGTGGCCGCGATGACCGCAGCGTCATATCGACCCTTGGCCAAAATACGGTCGCGGGCGGCGTTCCGCAACTTGGCGAGATGCGCGGCGTAGCCGTCGTCTGTGTGCACTACAGCTTCGGCGCTGGAGAAGCTATGCGGCTTCCCTGTCAACTTGTTGTCGCCGCTGCCCATGATGTACTCGATGGCATTCAGCTTGACAACATGTCGCGTGTCTTCCATTTCCATTTCGTGGGTCACGGCGGCGGCAAGCGAGACTGCGGCTTGTTCGATCTTGTTTGCGTAATCGCTCATTGGTCTTCTTCCTTATCAAATTTGTCGGCTAGTGCTGTAACAACTTGTTCTATATCAGAAACCGCCGTGTCAAAGCGGCGGATTACTTCGTCTGGGTCGCTGGCTTCGTCTTGCGCTTCAAATAACAAAAAGGCAAACAACGTGTCGCCGCAAGCGAGGATGACTTTGTTGCCACCCACGCGTTTTTTGTAGGCTTCAAAGGTTTCGTTTTCTTCGGGCGGTTCCAGCGCGAGCAAGTCCGACCCGGGATACGCGTCATAGATATCTTTAGGCGTGACTTTCATTCGGCGCACACTCCTCCTACGAGCCATTGCTCGCCGTGGTCAACTGTTTTGGTGGCGTAGAGTTTCTCTGCGAATTTCGCGTCTACTGTTCGCAGTCGCAGGGCCGCCACGTCCGCGGCAGCCCGCAGCTTGTGCCGTTGATTGCCAAAAACCTTCAACGGCTTCAGCATCTCGGTTGTGATCGGCTCTTTCGCAGTGCCGACTGTGTTTAGCGCTTCGCGGAACTTTTTTTCCGCAGTAGCGGCGGCTTCATGCTTTTCCCGCCACGCCGCGTAAATTTTGTCAAACTGAATGCGCTGTGCCGGCGTGAGCTGATCGGCTGTAAGTAGCCGCCTGACTCCCGGGGTTTGCATTACGCTGATTGCGCACCGCAACCCGTAAGAACAATCAGACGCGTCGGTAATTATAAAAGAGCAGTTGTGGTCTTTGCTTAGTTTGCCTTCAAACGTCGGCTCTTTCGTTTTTTCTTCGCGGCGGTCTTTGTACTTGACCGCGATAGCGTTGCCCCACTTCTCGCAAACAGTGTCAAGGTAATCTTCCGCTGAGCGCTGCGTTTCAAATACGCGAGTTTCGACATGCAAACCGCGGAGCGTAGAGAAAGTGCCGTTGTAAGCGTTACTGCCGTACTCATCTGTCAGCTCGTCTACACGGTTTTTATACCGCTGTTCTAATTCTTTCTGTGTAAATCTGCCGTCAAAGACTTCGGTGTGAAAACACGCACCCATTGTTACTCCGGGGTATCGAGATCATAGTTAGCTGTTGTTTACTGGTAATTTACGGGCACGGCGGACCGTTGGGTTGCAGTTTGAGCAATTTAATTCGCACCTGCATCATATTGCGGATTGCTACGTCAAGTAACCGGACTGCCGTGCTAATTGTCCCGTTTGCGCTGGACAATTCAAACAACAAAAAAGCAAACAGCACATCGCCGCAATTTAGAATAGCGCCGTCAGTTACGCGAGCGCGATATTCAGCAAAAGTTTCAGTTGTAGTTGGCGCCGGTAGCGCAACAGGATTAGAGCCGTCGGGCAACAAATCTAAACCAGCCGTGTACCAGTCGTAGATTTCTCTCGGCGTAAATTGCTGTGTATCTGGCATAATCACTCCGGGTTATTGAGATACTGTATAGCCTGTTGTTCTTGGCGCGTCGGTTTGCGCTGTGGGAACTTGTCTGAGTGGCATACATAGCAGCGACTCTGGCGACAGCCCGAGCAGCGCCACGTTTTACGAAAACGACCAACATCTGGGACGTATCTGTTGTCATCTGGGCCTAAACAGCCAGCCAGTTGCTTATACTGCTGTACACGTTTTGCAATGATGTGCTTTTCTTCGTGGTAGCGTTTCATTAAGTAACCTCGCAAAGTAAGACTGTCTTACATCCGCATTGTTTGGCAATGTTTACGACATTCGTTGCGTAAACCGATACTGGGTTTTCGCGTTTCAGGGCGCCCGCTGTAATTAGCGCCTGTAAACCTAGCCGCGCAAAACCTCGATTCCGAAGTTCTGGGTCGACAAAGCATTCTATGGTTTGAGCCATAATTGTCTCGCCCTTGAATTTTTCAGGCCACAAACGCGTGCCGACCCAGCCGGCGAGCATGCTGTTGCACCAGATGAGCGCAATGGCCATCTCTGGATGCGGACCGGGTGTGGGCGTGACGTAGCGTTTTTCTAGCTCTTTTTGAATTGAGCTTTCGCTTTTGGAGTCGGGCCAAGACAGGCGCGTGTAGATAGCCGAAACGTCGATGGTTCCGAGCTTATTGATATCTTTGACGAAGATGCGAAATTCCATGGTAAGTTCTCCACGACTTACCACAAATTTTAACAAAGCCGGTGGCCGGGAACGATCCGGCGACATTTTGTTTACAAAACAAACGCTCTACCAACTGAGCTACACCGGCAGTCTATCTAAGTGAGCGCTGCAGCCTCCGGCCAGTAGTATGGCAGATCTACAGGCTCTTGCCATCCAAATTTTGAGTAGTGCGCGTAGTTTTTGCGCAGCAAATTGCTTCTGTGGGCAGCGTGGAATCTGCGGCTGCCAATCCACGGCGGATAGTGGTTGTGCACCACAAGCGGTCGCATCCGGGAATAGGCCGCCATGAACTCCGGGTGCAAGCTGTCGTTGAAACCGCGGGAAATCCACTCACGGCAAACGACGGCAGAATAAACCACCAGTGCTAACTCATATCCGGTCCACATTTTCACAGCCGGATGGTTGCGCCAACGAGATACATAGGGCTCGTGCTGTCCGATACCCACGCCGAGCGCCAATAAGATTTGTTTGCATTCGACTCGTTGTTTGCCGAGTCTTTTGTTATCTAAACACCTTGCTGAAACTCGAAAACTCCTGCTCGGTAAGAACGTTTGCATAGCTCCTTCTATTCGTTGTCTAGGACGTCATCTTCGGCATCTCCGGCGTAATCTTCGTCGTAGCTTGCGTCGTCGTCGATAAGCTCGTCGTCGTTATCGTCGTCAGCCCACTCTTCATCGTCTTCAACGTCGTCTAAGTTTTCGTCATCGTCGATATAAAAATTGACGTCTGGTTTGACCTCAATAAGCCCTGTGTCATCATCGTCATCATCGTCAACGTCGTTTACAAACTGCCACTCTTCTTCAATGAAATCGTCATCAAGACCGTCATCATGACGATTACAGCTATTACTATTGAACAACATTAACGATGTTTGACACATATTAGCCAGTCTCACGCGCAAGTGAATGATTCGTATCAACCCAAAACCGATCACACCAGTTTGTGTTTACAAGAAGTCCGGGCGCGCCGTGTACAACGTCTTCGCCCGCAAATACGCCGGCAGCCGTAAATAAGTCTACAATTATTAGCCAGTTTGGTGCAGTAGTTTTTTCTGTATAAAAATACCGGTCGATAGCGCGTTTGCTAAGCCACCAGTTATCTTTGCGCCGGAGAATGTAATTTTGCGGCTGATCTTTACGTCTGGGCCGCGGGAGAATAGCTAGTTTTTCCGACTGTAAAGCATTATTTACGCTTTCCATCAGGGCAACGTGGGCGTCTTCCGGGGTGACTAGTTGATTTAGGGCGCATGACAGCTGAAAAGACGCCCCGTACGTTTGGGTCAACCATTCGTGGATATCGGACAGAACGGCTTGCGATAATGGCGCGCCGCTGGCCATAGCACGCATTCTGTGCCGAAGCGTACGCTGGATATACGCCGGTAGGACGTGCTGCAGGACCGAGAAATCTGTGGTCGCTGGCGGCGCAGTGCCAGTAATGACCTGCCAGTTATAGCCGGGCGCAATTGTGCTGCAGAGCGGTGTAAGTCGCGCAAACAGGGCCCGATTGTGGCACTTGGTTACTGATGAATTAAACGTAGCATCATCAAAAGCGCTTGATGCAAACATGGGCCAATCGAGCGTGCTTGTGTATTCGCCCAGCTGCTTGCTTACGTGGTTTTTCTGGACGATAGACAGGCGCACGTTCCGGCAACCTAGCGCTTCGCCAATTTTAGCCGCTGTCTCGAAATTAGCGCCGACTAGCCCGGTGGCAATGTTATCTTTACGCAAAATTGGCGCAATAAGGTTTGTAGCTACGGCGGCAAACACGTTCCAGACAAAAGCGTTCTCATAGCTTGGCGTCAAGAACTGTTTGATTGCCGGCGGGGCGACTTGCGCAGGTACCGGGAAAACAGCGCGATTTTTTTTAGCTATGCCGATTGGGGCTGGTACGATGCAACCCATAGTGTCGATAGCATAGTCTGCGAATCTGAATGCCGAGCCTCGTTCGTCCCAGCCAATACTGCTCGATACGACAATTAATTCTGGTTGGTGGAGCTGAATAGCGAGGAGATGACTGCGCCTGTTCCACGCCCTGTCAAAGACAATAAGCTTTCCGTAGGGTGCCGCTGTGGCCGCCGCGTATGCTAACAGTCCCATGTTTTCTATGATGGCGGCGCTGTCGGAGAACTCAATAACATCGTCGCCAGCGTATATTTTGCCGATATAGTTTTTTTCGCCGTTGTCTGCTTGCACGATTTTTTCGATGATAATACGGGCAGAACAGACGTGATGCCCGATGTGGTTCCACCAGCCACTTTCCTTTTCTATTACAATCCAACGACGATGCGCTTTTGTTGGCGCAGCCGGTGCGACGTTCACGGCGGTCAATACGCGTGAAACAAACCCGGGCGAAAACTTGGCAGTGTCTTTTTTGAAAAATTGGTTGAGTTTTTCGTGCGGAACAAGTAAACGCGACGCGAACGAATACGCTGCGATTTCGCTCATACCGGCGAGAGTTTTTTGCAGGCTTGTCTGCCACGTTTCAGCGTGTTTGTGGATATCTGCCAGCTGCGCCATAATGGGATTGGGGCTTTTTGTTTTGTTAGTTAAATGGGTCACGCAAGCGTAACCCTTGGCGAGCGCTGCGCGGCTGATCAGCTCGGGGGTGACCGCGCTGCCCTGAAACAGGCGCGAGATTGGCGGAAACGCTTGCCAGCTCGATCCATAACTATTGGCTTCTGGGCCGCTGTAGCTTGCCATGATCGGAAGTAGCCCTAATCCCCGCTGGAGCTGCGTGCACTGCGCGCTAATGGCCCAGAAAGGGTCGTCTACGATAAACTGCGCGCCTTTTAAAATTGCTGGTGCGCTTGCGAGCGCGCTTTGCATTAAAAAATATCCGGCGTCTGGCCGCTGGCGCTTGTAGCTCGTTGTGGGGATAAACACTGACTTAGATTTAAACTCTTCGTCGTACTGCACCAGTAAAACACCGGTAATCCGGCTCGGCAGATCGTAGAACGGCAGTACCAGCGTGGCGCCGTCTTCGCGCGCTTTTTTTGGCTTTGGGTGGCCCAGCGCGGCGCATAGCTTTGCGACTTGGTCTTTGTGGGCTACGCCAACGAGCCCGCGAGCGTTTATTTCGTGGTATACGCCTAATTCTCGTAACCGGCAGGCAATGATATCGTCGCTGTGGTTCCAGATCTGCGATTCGGCGTCAAACCAGAAGCTTTCAATAGCTTGTTGTTTGGCTAGCGCCCGCTCGTAATCACCGGCTAAATTGTCCTTTTCGCTGGAATTTACTAGGCCCAGCTCGGCAAATTTCTTTAACGTAGTAGGAAGGCTTGTATTCCATAACGCGGCACCAAACGTTATGATATCTCCATGGGCGGCGCACGCATTGCAGTGCAGCCAGATGCCGTCCGTGACAATATCGTCAAACAAATGTAACGTGTTTTGTTGACATAACGGACAGGAAACCACCGCCGGGAAAGACGGATTTTCCGGTGCTACGCCTAAAGCCGACAAGGCGCTGATGTGGTGATGTCGGCGGACTAAACAGGTAGGCAATCCCATGACAGATATCCCGCTCGATCAGGCACACGACGTCAGTGGTCGCGAGACACATCGGTTAACAACCTTGCACCCGAGCCCTGATTTCGTCAAAGCAGCTGCGCAGGATCGGCTGCAGGGTGACGAAACCCTGCCGCGCCATTTGTACGCTGATCAAAACAATAAACTTTACCCGTGCCATACTGCGGCTGCAACATGGATGTCGGCGTTGTTTTTCAACGACAAACAAGCCCAGTTTAACAAAGTTGCATCGGAATACATTCGTACACGCATCCATCTGGCCGCGGAATATTTTGGGATTGCCGGGCTTGTGGGCGATCTGGAAGAGAAGATGGCCGCCGAAGTTGGGCAGAGTTTGGAGCAGCTACCTGACACTGAGTTTGCCATTGTCTGGGGCAGCGACACCGGCAAGGAACGCCACTGGCCTCTGCGCAACGCTAACGAGGTCAAGTTCGCCGCGGCTAGCTTTAAGCAGTACCGGGACGAGTTTGTATTCGACGACCGGCATACGATTGCCAATAAGATCCTTGAAAAAGCCGCTCAATATGGCGCCGACGTGAGTGACGCCGGCGGCACGCTGGAACTGGCGGCGGGCCAAGGTGCCTGCGCCGCCAAGGTTGCCAGCCAAATGCTTAAAGATCGCGTACGGCTTACCGCCCGCCAACACGGCGATCTGGCGGCTGAGTTGTCAAAGTTGGCCGAGATTGTTGACCAAAACCCGGATAAGGCCCGGGAGGTGGATACTCGACTGAAGTTGGCGAGCGCGGTCGACAACTTTGATAAGAATACCGGCCTGTACCGCATGTACGACGACGGCGGGTTGGCGCGGCCTGAAGAAGTCCTGTTCGCTATTACCGAGAAGGTAGCGCGGGACTTCCTTGACCAGAACGTCGAGACGACCACGGGTAACGTGTACGCGCTTGACGATCTGGAGAAGCTGGCCGTGGAAGACGTCCGCGAGTGGCTGGGCGACGACTTTGCCGACGCCGTCAGCGCCGGCGGCGTTTACATGGACCGCGACAAGCTGGCCGAGATTGTGCCAACGCTTGATCGTGGTATGGCGTCCACGCTTGACCGACTTATGTCGGAGAAGACCGCCGGCGCTGTCGTGAAGTCAGCGGCTTTTGAGGGGCTGCTGCCGCTTGCTCGGCTTCACGAGCTTGCAAACGGTTAATTGTCATCGTCGTTATCAGGCGCATCGGATTGAAGGTCATGGATGACATGCCATCCAAGTTCTACACTGCGGTCTTCAACATGCTTGCGGCTAGCGCCGGCAAGTTCTTCCGGTGTCCAAATAATAACTGCGTAACCGCGACTTTGCAGTTCTGAGACGACCGCTTTCTCTTCTGGCGTCATTGTTTTGTTCCTATAAACTTCGCTAGAAAACGATCTAGCGTTTCGCGCACTATGCTCGCGCGGCTGGGCGCGTCTACTGGCGTGTCTGTGTGTTCGCCCGGGTCAATGTTCTGGGAGCTAATTCCCGGGCTGTCTTTTGCTTGCGCGTCTAGCTCTGCGCGCAGTAACAGTTCGTGATGATACTCTTGCCAGTTTTCATAACTTTGTTGGTCTGGCAGATACGGGTCTTCAGGAAGTCTGTCGTTCCAGCCCATTTTTACGTTTCTCTTTTTCGTTGGCGGCGACTATTTCACCGCGCATAATAGATACGGCCTCCGGTGCCGTAAATCCAAGCTTGACGCGATCCCCGCAAATTTCGAGGACGCGGACAACGACCACTTTGTCGCCAATGATTATTGCTTCTTCTTTTTTCCGCGATAACACCAGCATGGCAGTCTTTCTTAGCGTAAAACGCTATTTATGCACATTGTTTAACATCTCAACAACATTTTGTGTGTTGCCGTTTTTCAAATTCAGGGCGGCCATTTGCTCTGCTAACAACTTCGTTTTCATGCGAAGCGTGTTATTGATATCTTCGGTCTTGCCGGCTTCCAGCTCGTAGACAGCGTTAAACATCTCGGGGTCGTCTGAGAAATCCGTGATGTTTTTTGACACTTTGTTATTGCGCATGGCGATCCGCAAGATGTCAGGCGGATTGATGATGCCTTCGCTATCCAGTACGGCGCCAATGTAGCTGCGGATTTCGTTTGTGAACGGATCCGGGTCGTTTTCGTCTGGCGGCTCGATCATCAGGGCTTCTGTAACGCCCCACGCAATCTCTTCAGCGTCAGCCGGGTCCCACATATCAGGGCGGTACGTGTCGTCACCCAGTACGTTACAGAACGAGATGAAGTCGGGAAGATTCTTAAAGAACCTGTCCGTGGTCAGAATCTGGATACAGACGATGAGCTTGTCGAGCGAACCTTGACTCAGCTTGACGTTAAACTCTTCTTCGATCTCCAGCGCCATTGTGCTGGGGTCCCACTCAAGCCCTTCCATGCCGAAACGGTCAAGGAACAACGTCAGTAGCACGCTGCCAAACGTCTCCCGACTCGTCCACGCTGTTTGCATTATGTTTGACATGCATCCCTGCTCGTTTCTCGATTTGCAGTACGCCCCGGCGGTACAGTTCTCCTAGATTATACGCAATCGTCTCCATGGGCGGATGCGGAATCATCTCAAGTGCTTCCCCCGTAAGGAGATCGGTAAAACCGGTATGTCCGGTCCACGTGCAAAACTGGTTGTCTGCGAACACAAGCTGCTTCAGGCACGTCGGGCATTCTTCGCCCGCGTGGTCCGCAAATACCGGGGTGAGCTGGGTCAAGATCAACACGCGCTGTTCAGCCTGTAAAAACCCAAGCCGCTGGAGCATGTCAGCCACAAGCAAGATAAAGATATCATTGGCGGCGAGTGCGGTATTTTCGCCGGGTAGCTCAACGCGCAAGATCGTGTTAAAAATAGACCGAATTTGCAGCTTGCTTAACGCTACCACGCGCATTACCATATTTAGCGTAATGCTCTTTTTTTCACCGGAGGTTTCCATGATTTCTATCATTGACTCGCTTTCTAATGTCTCTACTGGCCGGGCTGAATTTGTTGTCAGCGGTAATGGTATCGAAGAACTCATGGCGGCTGCAACCTCAAACATGGTGTTGCAAAAGGCTGCCGAGCTTGGCCTGAACCGCCCCGGTGTTTCAAACGCTAGCGGCCCGTACCCGGTTGACGAGAATGGCAAGACCGACGACGAGCTGATGATGGGCAAGCGTGGCCCGGTTACTGGCTACCAGCGCGACTTTGTCATTCTGGCGTCGCTCTGATCAGCAGTAGTCGTCATCGCGGTCAATATCGCGAAAGTCTATAGCTTTGCCAGCTTCGAACTGCACGACTATAAAACAAACTGGCGTTGAGACTTCAAAACCCAAGCGCATAGCGGCTGCGCCGGCGGTGCGGCGGCTCATTGTCTTGGCAACCTTGAATGCCTCGGAGCTGTCGGCGAACAGTCCGACTGGTACGTCGTCCATGGTGTGGCGCCAGATAACGAGATAGCCCGTCATGCCCGACTTATGAGCCGCGCTACGTGTCTTACGCGGCGCGGCTTTCTTTTTGGTAATGGTCTTTTTGGTTTTAGTTTTCATGGGTTTTCTTTGCTAGTTGGGCGCGGATGTGCGGGTGTTTAAGCGCGTGCGGCAGCAGCTCGGGCTGTTGCATGTGCTTTTTCCCTGTTTTGATATCTTCTACATGGATGCGCATTTTGTAACCTAACGCGTAGAACATCTTCGCGATGTCTTCTAGCGTTGGCGTGCCGCCCATAATAGCCTTGATGTGCTTGGGCGTTACGCGCATTTTTCTGGCCACAAGACTGTTGGGCATCTTGTGATTTAACTGCAGAGTGGCCAGCCATTCGGTAGCTAAGCCTTCCAAACTAATTGCGTAAGCGCTGCCGTTTTCTGCGGGTGGCTTTGTTCGGCTAAATTTACTGACTGTCATTATCTGCTCCAAAAGTGTCGATATGCGCTAGGCGTGCTGCGTAAAATTCCGCCACGTCGCCCGCCACTGTTGTAAAACGTTTGACAATCTCAGGAACAATCTTGGTCGTGAATACAGCCAAAATTGTTTTTTGATATTTAGCCATGGCCTCTGGTGCGTATTTGGCGCGCCTAACTTTTTCCGCGCCGCTGCGTACGGTTGGGTCGCTGTCCAGCATGATTTGCACAAATGCCGGATTTACGAACTCAATGATGTGGCCGTATACCTGTTTGACTTCATACGGAACCGGGACTTCGAACATACACGCCCCGGGCCATACGTCTCCGGGTTTGGAGTCTTTTGAAAGATACCGCAGCTTTCCGAGCGACCAACCAAACGCTGCGGCGTCGTCATTTGGTTCGGCCATGACGAACGGCGGCTTGACCGTCTCTGGTTTTTTGTCGAGTTTTAGTTTGCGTTTCATTGATAGCTAAGGAAAATTGACCACGCAGCTGGGATTACACATTACCGCCGGTTTAGGGTGGTAGATGTGTATCCCAGCTGCACAGCTAGTGATACGGATTATCGGTCAAGACTCGCAGAGCACGTCCGATAAGCGTGATACTGCGCCCGCGCCTCAGCGTGCGGGTCGGCCGACTTGAGGACCGTGTCCTCGCCGTCAGCGGCCATCATGCCCCTGAACATAGCCGCGGTGTACTCGTTGTACAGCCGGCTCATGTTTCCCCGCCGTGAATTGGCGGTGATGTCCAGAACTCGTTCCCGAACCAGCGCTGCCTTGCTCCAGAAGCCGTCGATCTTGGCGGCGTCATCGGCAGACTGCTCCATCACGTACTCGAAAAGCTTGATGGCTTTGTTCGGTACGATCTGGAAGCTGGGCGCGGCTTTGTAGAGCCGCTTGATCACGTTGGCCCGAAACTTCTCAACCACCGGCGACGAAACAGTTGCAGCAACCATGGCAGAAATCCCTCGCGAGGACACGGTTATTGAGCCACTGATACAACACAGTAGCGTCAACTAATATGCCGCGTTATTGCGAGAAATTTAGCGTTTGTTCCACATTCCAGAATATGGAAAACGCTTAAAACGTCAGCTGTACTACTTGGTTGCCGGCGTTGACGTAAATGATGCGAACTTTCTCGGCATCGAGCAATTTTTTGAACTCCGCCTTTTTTTCGCCGCTCATGCCGGCTAAGCATGCTTTAATCTTAGCCATGTCACTGCGTTGCTTTTCTTGCCGCTTGCTTGCGCATGAACCGCAGCCCGCGCGTGAGGTTGTAAAAATATCGCGCTTATTGATGAAGCACGGAATGTCTGCAAACTTAGCGTCTTGCAGCATTGAGAAGATGGTGCTGTCTTCAATTACAACAAGTGCGGCCATAACAAACTCACTCGGGCGGGTTGCCGACCCAAAGTTGGCCGCCGGGCAGTAATGTGTCTGTCAGATCTAACGTAGCCTTTAAGCGCTGTACGTCATCAGCTACGTCGCGGATAAACGCCTCTACTTCTGCGCGCGATCTTAAAAGCACGTCTACAAAATCAAGGCGAAACCATTCCGGGCGCGCATCTGGGATAGGCGCGTCTTCTGGGTACTCTTCCAAATCAGTCGGCGAGCAAATATGGTCAAATGCGCCAATGCGTTCCTCTTCACCCGGCTTGAGCGGCAACAACAAGTAGGCAAAGATCTTGGTCGGCATGAGCGCGGCGTTGCTCGCTGTGATGCGCACCCGGATGCCGTCAGTGGAGTGGTAGTTATACCGACTTACCTGCCATGTTAGCTTGACGCGCCGGCTACTGTTGGTGACAGCCATGGGCGCGATGTGCGGCGAGTAAAAGTCCAACCCGATTGCGTCAGGGACTTTAATTTCGTCGTCTGGGTTTGACGCGCGGCAATCTGACATCAGCGCCTCTACGGAAATAGATATCTTGTCGGAGTTGTCTCGTTTGGCTTGGCGTAGAATATTGTAACACCTGTCGATGCAATATCGTCTGTCTTGGCGACATATCGCACAAACTGCTGCACTGTCTCGGGGTTTGTCTGTTTTGCAGCTTCAAGCGTTTCTAGAAACTCTGAAACGCAGCCGGCAATAAGCGTAGTGTCAGCGCGGCAGCGGCAGCCAGCTCGTTTTGCTGAATATTCGAACGCGGCGTTACACGCGTCCATGGTTTCTTTCAACGGGCTCAAGCCCGGATTACGCTCAAAAAAATCCTGCGTTTTGACCAGCTGCAGGATATTGTCGCGATTGAGTGACATCATGCGAGTCATATTGTTCGCCATGTTTGCGCTCCGGGTATTAGCCCGCATTTTATCGTCCGCGCATTATTTGTGTAGCTATTCTTGGGCCTCAAAATTTTACGGGTTATTTACGGCGTCTCGGATAGCCGCGCGTAACACCGCGTTTGTTTGAATAGCGGCAATCAGCTGGCTAATTGTCAGGCCGCCATTTGGCCCTGTCGGCCCGGTAGCGCCAACTGGCCCAAATGGGCCAGTAGCCCCAAATGGCCCTAGCGGGCCTGTAGCTCCTGTTGCGCCGCGGCTACCTGCGGGCCCGCTTGGACCCGTTGCGCCGGCAGGGCCAGTGGACCCAACTACGCCTGTTGGACCACTGGGACCAGTTGGGCCTGTTATACCCCGCGGGCCGGTAATTCCTGTAGGGCCGAGTGCGCCCGACGTGCCGATTGCGCCAGTAGGCCCTGTAACGCCCGCAGGGCCCGTTGGCCCGCTGGCACCTGTCATACCGCGCTCGCCCGGTGTACCGCACGGCCCGGTGGCTCCTGTGGCCCCTGTAACGCCGTGGGCGCCTGTTACGCCAACGCCAGTAGCTCCGCGTAAGCCAGTAGCACCAGTTGCGCCTTTTACGCCCGTGGCGCCCGTTGCGCCTGTTTGCCCCCGTTGCCCGCGTTGCCCAGTTGCGCCTAGAAATCCACGGGGGCCAATGATGCCAGTTGCGCCCGGAACTCCTTGTTCGCCTTGATCGCCTTTGAAACCTCTTGGCCCTTGAATGCCGGTGGCGCCGATTAAACCTTGTGCGCCTGTAGCGCCAATTGCGCCAGACGCCCCCGGCTCGCCTTTAATTCCAGTGATACCGCGCGGGCCGGTTGTGCCCGTTGCGCCTTTACTGCCTGTCGCCCCCGTGGCGCCAGTAACGCCTTTCACGCCGGTAGCACCTCTAACGCCGATAGCGCCTGTGGCACCAGTAACACCTTTAACGCCTGTAGCGCCTGTAACACCAATAGCTCCTGTAGCGCCCGGAGTGCCGTTAATACCGCGTAAACCCGCCACGCCAGTTGCGCCGCGTAAACCGCTGATACCCTGCGGCCCGGCGCCGCCAGTAACGCCAGTGGCGCCAGTAATACCTCTAGGACCTACCGCTCCGGTAATGCCTGTAACTCCGGTAGCGCCGACGACTCCTGTTGCGCCTGTGACCCCTATTGCGCCCTTTGCGCCTGTGGCTCCGGTAACGCCGATTTCGCCTGTAACGCCCGTTGCGCCTGTATCGCCAGTTGCACCTTTGGCGCCAGTAACTCCTGTAAAACCTCTGGGGCCTACTGCGCCAGTAATACCTGTAACGCCAGTTTCGCCCTTGGCGCCGGTGGCGCCAGTAACACCAGTTAAACCTTGTGGGCCTGTGACGCCTGCAGGTCCCGGCGGCCCCTGTTCACCTTGTGGCCCGGGCGGGCCGGGCGGGCCGGCGGCCGAACCGCAACCTGCAGATGTTGCGCGCAAAACAGGCGCGTCAACCGACTGCAGTATGATTTCTTCTTCGATCAGCTTGTCGGCGTTGTTGTCTGTCATGATATTTTTATCCCAACAGTTCGAGTAGCAACGCGCGAAATTTCGCTCGTAGTGTCGGGTTTACAGGCTGTCCGCTGGAATTCAAACCTAGTTGCGTTATGAGCGCATTTGTAAAATTTGCGTCAGCGGCCAAATTTTGTGTGTTTAAACTCACAGTCGCGCCGACAACTGTGTTATCCACAATTGTAACATTGCCGGTAATGATATTTGGCCGCGACGATATAAAATTGCTGCCGCTAAGTGTTACCTGCGGGCCTGTAGCACCCTGCGGCCCGGTTGGCCCCGTAGCGCCGCGGACGCCCGTGGGCCCTGTAATGCCGCGTAAGCCTGTCGCGCCCGCAGTGCCGCGCGGCCCGAGCACGCCAGTAGCTCCGGTAACACCCACCACACCAGTGGCGCCGATTTCACCCGCTGTGCCGCATGGCCCTGTTGCGCCTGTAATGCC